TTATTTGTTATAGTTTCTAAAGTCTTCTTCTGATTCATAAATATCATCAGCGGAAATACTATTCTTATGACCGCATTCGGTACACTTCCACACATAATAATGGTCATCAAATCCCGGTTGGTCATTCAAATAAGCATTACAACGGTCACAGTACCAATCAATTCCCGGAAATCTTTCACTCATCTTCACTACCTCCTTTTTCATCTGGATGTGCAGCATCATATTCTTTAATACCATTTATGATTTCTGCTTTTGCTTTTTCTATTTCGGTTTCGTTGTTCTTCTTTCTCGATTTGAAATAGTCAACGACTTTAATAGTTGCCGCAGTCAATAATGAAGCACCAACTGCCGCTACTCCAAGCCAAGGCAGCATCTCCATTTTACCTGCTTCTTTGCTTACAAGCTCCAGCATTTCAACATACTTTTCTGGACCTCCTGCTGCTTTTGCAGCTTTTGATAATTCTGCATAATCCCAATTCTGAGCCATAATATTTCTCCTCTTGACTTTTAGTCTTTTCATCTAGCTCTTTTATAAGTCTTTCTGCTTCATTAATACGCTGTTGTTCTTCGTCAATCTCTTCCTGAAGATGCTTGATACTCTTTTTCTTTCTAGCAATAATTTCTTTGGAAGATTGGATATTGCCTAACAACAACTTACGTATTTCTGAAGTATTAACGTGAGCATTTTTTATCTCATCATTCTTTATAAGCTGTTGAGCAAGAATGCCTCCAACAATCGCAGCTGTAGCTGTTGTTAAGCCGACTGGCGAAGCCAATAACCCTGTAGCAATACCGGTGTACTTTGGAGAGGTTTTAAGAAAAGCATCAAGCATTGATTTTGTTACTACATTTCCGCCTTTTCTCGATTCTTGAATTGCTTCTAGCTTACCTGAACAAATCCATCTTCTTACGGTTTCTGGATTTGTATTTAGCATATCTGCTATTTCCTTAACACTATAAAGTATCCTTCAAACTTCCTTCTTGTAGTAATAATATATCACAACAAATGTAGTATTGCAAGAAGAAATGTAGCATTAAATTGTGAAGTTTATATTAATATCATACACGCACGAAACCCTCCCAGCCATGATGGTTGAGAGGGTTTTAACTTATAATTCTGGAATACCAGTCTTTATTTCGTTTTCATTATAATCCAATTTCAATTCTTTTCTTAACAGATTATAGTCCTGCACAATTGCAACGACTATATCTTTTATCATTCTGAATTCTTCTTCATCAGCAATATCTTTAACATCAATACTTCCACCTGAACCATTTCCCGAATAATGGTCTGCCGCAAATCTATATGCAACCGCAAGCTTTAACAGTTTTTGTGAACCCAAACTGCCATTGCTTATTATGTAATCACACAACTCTTTCTTGTTAAACTGAGATATCGGTGTTTCAATCTCTTCTGTTTTTCTTGTAACAGATGAACCATTTGCTTTGCTTATGTTGAAAGTAGTAGTTTCCTTGTGTGTTGGCGTAATTTCTAAAAAAGGAGCCTCTTCAAAAGGTATAGTTCTTTTATCTGTCAGTTCTATAAAATGCCTAACATACTCAGAATGAATAATAGTCGCATACAATTTGCAGTATAACTCAGAGTACTGTTTATAAAAGAAATCATATTTGAACTTTACATCATTTGAAAAAAGCTCAAATCCTTCACGGAACTCTTGCTGGACTTCCTCGGTCTTTCTGTAATTTCTTCTATGTCTTCTTTAGTTGCTAAATTCTTACCTTTTTCATCCATGTATGAAGGAAGATGATTTTTGACAAACAAACAAATTAAAAGCACTGCAACCGCCAATAAAATTTCAAATATCAATATAGCCCAATCCATATTAATTCCTCCTTGTATTTACTGATTCATGCTTAACGCTTTTTTTATAACATCTAATCCACTGCCTGCCATATTGCAAACAGTCGAGTTGCCAGATTAGACAACATCTAAATCACTCACTCAAATTGAGTTTGCACCCTAGATAACATCTATCCTAGTGCCACAACCTATGACATCTAATCCACAGCCTAAACCCTATGACTGTTTTTACAGTAGATATGTTTCCATATAAAATAACCGAGCTTTTTCAGAAGTTAGGCTTCAAATCCTGACTTCCGAAAAAGCAAGTAAACAAGCCATTTTCATAGCCTTATTTCTAAACCCTCGACATCAATACTACGCACTCAACATGGCTTGATATGACAAGAAGTATGTCAAAGCCACATTTCTGCCTTTGCCTGTAAGCGGAAACATATCCATGGGAATTTTTCTGTCCGTGGGAACATATCTATTTCTCTCGAAACACACTCGAAAGTGCTTTGTTCAAATCAGCTAACAAACTTTTTGCATCTTGAATTGTGTTAACTTCATAATCCGTGTTTCGTTTCCAAACCTTATTATACTCTTTCAAAGAAGCTCTATGACCTGCTAGTTTATTTCTAGAATCATAAGCCTTTTTGATTGCAGAATATACCAATCCCTCCGAGTCAATATTTACAAATTTTAGGAAATCATCCATCTGTGCGATGCTTCCTTTACTGCCATCATACTCTTTTTCCATTGTTTTTTTAAATATCTTTGTATTTATGCTCTCTGCTGTTAATTTACAAAGTTTCATCAAAAATTGTTGGTATTCTGGTATCGAAAGATTTGTTGGCAAAACAAAACTTTTATAAATTTCTGAATCAGCATCACTTAACTTCATAAAAAGTGGTTCACCATACTGTTTTATAATATATGAATTTGCAACTTCCAGAAGATGAATGGTATTAATTTCAGGTCTGCTCGCATCAGTCCACGTATTAAGTATTTGTCTTGCAAAAAACTTTTCTTCCATTTCTCCTTTAGGCACTTCATTAAATGCTTTCCAATACTGCTGCTCCTTATACGGAATTCTTCCTAAATCACCTAACCACACAACAACTTTGTTCTCGTCATTAATACAAAAGGGAATGGACCAATCCCGCAAATAAAAAATCTCACTATCTTGAATTTCATAATTTTGAGGATCTGCTTTATATTTATCCAACACTTTTATATCAAAAAATGTTTTTGTAAAATAGTGTGGATTGTCTGGGTTTGCACCAAAATTATTTGCTAATTTCGATTCATCGCACTCAAATGATATTTCTTCTCCGGTTTCATCATCAACTCCTATTACAAATGTTTCATATTTGTCTTCTTCACAAAAATATCTATAATCCTCATGTCTTGGTCTATTGTATGGAAATACAATAGCTTTTCCAATAACAGCTGAACAATAATCGTATGAGGCCTTCAAATCTGAATATGATTCTATTTTACTCAAAGTATAACACATATAAAAGTTTTCCCCTGAATAAACATCATATTCTTTCTTTGACTTTAATTCACCTTCCTTAAAATATCTACGATGATCAAATACAATTGACAAGCAGCTTTGATTTGCTGCAAGAAAATCTTTTAAATATGATGTCCTAATTTCAACCCTATGAGCATTTGCCCTTATCATAACTTCTTCCGTTCTTGGATGTTTGTATTCTTCTCCCACATGTCTTAAATTTCCATACCAGATTAATTTAGGATTTATCTCATAAATTGAAGGATACTTATCAAAGTATCTAATTGCGATAAGATACTCAAACTCATCTTTTTTCTCTCCACTAATATATTCCACTTCATCATTTCCATATTTGTTAAATGTGGATTTTCCAAAACTTTCTGTACTAAACTCCCAATCATATTTTGATAAATACTTTTTTATTTGTTCGTCTGTACCTTTAAGCATTGCACAAAATGTAAAAATATCATTATTGTAATCCTTCTTATCATTCTCTTCAAATACAGTTATCCATTCGTTTTTATTTATTCTGCTATACAGTTCAACATAATCTCCAAATAGCTGATCCATTACTGTCACCTCATTCTTAATTATCGTTATATCCGTTTCTTATGGTATCCAAACACTTCTTCCAGTATTGTTCACGCTCCAGTATTTTTATCGGATCATATGATAAACCGAAGTACTCAAGCAATGTGTATGTAAAATATTTTTCAAAATACTCCGAGCCTTTCTGCTCATACAGAGCAATCAGTTTTTTATTTCCACCATGTTTGGAATCCAGGTAGTTACCCCATCTTTGTGCAACTCCTCCTTCTCCTGTAGCAGAGCCTATATAAAGTTTTCCAGTGTGAGTGTCTGTCAGGCAATACACTCCGGTTATCTTTTTTAATGCATCATAATATGTAGGCATTATTTTTCCGTTAAAAATATCAGCCAGACGGTTATACGGCAGATGGACTCTGTCATAACCTTCAAAGTTCTCACCACTATATAAGCATGGCAGTATTTCTTTTACAGTTGCCTGTTCAAGATACTTACTGAGATTAAAAACATACCTTGAGAAAGTATTGCCTTTCTTACATTTAATAACCAACCTGCCAAACAACGGCATAAATCTCTCCAGCACATTTGCAGTCGCCCACTCATCAGCAGGAACATCCACAATTTCTGCTGCCGAAATCAGCAACCATTCATCATCATTCATTCGTGCAAAACTGAATACCCACTGTCCGGGATAAAAATTACGCTGTTTTCCATACCACCCCCAATAAGAACAATCGGCACAAGTGCCGGACATTTTTTCAGCCTCGCTATGTTTGAGCCATCTGTCAAGAAATGGCTGTCCACCACTTCCAGCTTGCATATTAAATTCAATTTTACTGTTTTGAATCTCTTCCTTTGTGAGATTCAAAACAGTATTCAATAGTAAATCCATAATCACACCTCTTTCAGTTGCGGATTTATCTTATACTCCAAAGAATGCTGTCAATCTTCTTTATTTTTGATATCTCTTTGTAATCAGGCAACACCCGGTCAAACTCACTGATACATTCTTGACCTTTTTGTGTTTCCAAAAAATCGGCATACCACTTTTCCATATCAGCATAAAGCATAATTGCATTCTTCAATTTTTCTTCCTTCGTTGCTCCCGTCAGCTGCATATTCAGATTCTGGACAACATAGCGATCCCATATCGGCTTTTCCGGAAGTATCGTTGCAAGCATTTTACTCGAAAAAGACGGCTCGATATTTCCAGTACATTCATAAAGGTATGTAATAATGTTTTCAAAGGTTGGCTTTCCATTCTTAACACTTTCAAAATACTCATAATAAGATTTTCTCCAGCTTTCATTACGTCTTACTATATAGAACCCATTGAATGTTCGTTGAAAGTCAGTATCAACAGCAACATTGGTGATACTGACTTGTTCCATAATATATCGGTATTTATCAAGTCCCATACTTGATGCCAAACGTTCTTGGAATACTTTACTAACATCAAAACTCATATCCATAATTTTTACCTCGCCAAGTTCCGAACTAATCCTCTCTCTTTATATAAGTCAGTTCAATATCATATCCCAAAGCCTCTAGCATCTGCACAAAGGTCTTATTCACAACTCCGTCCTTTTTCTTTATGATGCGATTCACATACTGACCTGTTGTTCCGATTGTTTCCGCAAGCTGTGCCTGCGTAATTCCATTCTCTATGCACTTTACTTTTACATCTACTTCTATATTGTTTTTAATCATATATGTCGCTCCTATTCGTAACTCTTGTTAGTTCTAACACAAATAAGATAATTTATTATAACATACAATTTGCAAAAATACAAGACTGGCACGTGACGTACAGATGAACTTTCTACAACGAAAAAACACCCTGCAATGCTGCAAGGTGCCCTAGTACTCTGTTATCTTCTAATATCTACACTAACCCCAGATTTAAATTCCATCGTGAAGTAGCTATCATAAATCGTTACTTTCTCAAGTATCCTTCTAACCAGGCTTTCATCGTATTCTTCAATTTTTCCAATCTGCTCGTTTAGGAACTCCTTCATTTCTGCCACCCTCTGTTTCAAACCTTCTCGCTCAGCACTCTTTGTCATTAAATTCTGTTTTTGTTCCCTAAGCCTGTCAATTTCATCTGCAAGGTCACTGTAATCCTTATGGGCATTGGCGGTCTTTAAGAGTTCTTTTTGCAGCTCTTCCATTCGCTCGTTGATGCTTTCTAAAGAATTATCATCCCCAAGTGCCAGAACCGTTCTTATATTTTCTTCTAAGGTTTCGAGCATCTCATCCTTGCCACCTAAAACTTGATTGATGGCTCGAACCACTGCTGCTTTAAGTTCCTCTTCCTCGACTGTCGGTGCATCACATATATCCGGTCCTCTTTCAATTCTATTGACGCATCTCCATACATTATGCTTTTTCCCACGATTGTTCCAAGCCGTCCTTCTGTAGATATCTCCACATTTTGAGCAATAGCAAATGCTTGATAGTGCATATTTAGAACTGTAAACCCTTTTCTTTCTGTCTTTTCCACTATGAAGATTGGCTCGTCTTAATAGTTCTTCCTGAACCTGAGCATATAGCTCCCTTGGAATAATTGCCTCATGGCTGTTTTCTACATAATACTGTGGCACAAGTCCGTTATTCTTTACTCGTTTTTTGGTAAGAACGTCTATGGTATAGGTCTTTTGAAGAAGTGCATCACCGATATATTTTTCATTGGTGAGTATCTTTTTAACACTTTCGGGACGCCACCTTGGTTTACCTGCTGCCGTTAAAATGCCATCCCTTTCAAGTCCATCCCCGATTTGCTTAAGACTTGCCCCTTGTAGGTATTCGAGATATATTCGCTTTACGATTTCCGCTTCCCTTGGCTCAATGACTAAATTTCCATCATCGTCTTTGGTATATCCCATAAAGCGATTATGGTTTACTTGTACTTCTCCATTCTGATATCGGAACTGAAGTCCAAGCTTTACATTCTTGCTTAAGGATTCTGATTCCTGTTGTGCGAGTGATGCCATAATCGTAAGCAACACCTCACCCTTTGCATCCATTGTATTAATGTTCTCTTTTTCAAAGAAAACGGGAATGTTCTTATCCTTTAATTTTCGAATGTAATTAAGACAATCCACGGTGTTTCTAGCAAATCGACTGATGGATTTTGTGATAATCATATCAATATGACCAGCCATACATTCTTCAATCATTCTGTTAAACTCGCTTCTTTTCTTTGTATTGGTACCACTGATCCCATCGTCTGCGAATATTCCCGCAAATTGCCATTCTTCGTTTTTTTGTATAAATGCCTTATAATGCTCTACCTGCATTTCGTAGCTTGATGCTTGCTCCTCACTATCTGTACTAACACGGCAATATGCCGCAACCTTCAGCTTTGGCTTTTCTTCCTTGGCGATGGTATTTCCAACCCTTCGTTTAGGTGGAATTACTGTAACACTTCTATTCATCTGAATTCACCACACTTTCAATCTGACTATAAACATATTCAGCCTGCAAAAATGGATCTTTGTATTTCCTTTCAATCCTTGGAACCGTAAATTGGGTAGCTATAACTATTTTTTCATCTTCCTTTAGTTCTCTTACTCTGCCAAGGCTTGCTGCCTTTTTTCTTCTCATCTCCTCAGCTTTGTCAAAGGTCACCTTATCAATAATCTGTGGATAGTAATCATCACCAAGATAGTGCGTATTTCTAAGCATTCTTCCAACACTTCCATGATACATTTTAAGCCCTGCTCTTTTGGCAGATTCGATAAGACCAAGACCCTTTGTGTATTCTTCAAATATGGTTTTAACACATTTTGCTTTTTCTTCATCCACCACAGCCTTTCCATCTACAATCAAGTACCCATATGGTATATGCTTCATTTTGCCACCAACCTTTCTTTTAGTCTCAGACCGCATTTTAATTCAAGCTGAATCTCTTCTCTTGAAAGCACTAAGATTTTGTCTACAAACTCTAAGAAAAAATCATCGGCAGTCATTTCTTGTGGCAGATGTTTCATCAGTTTTTCCAGCTCTCGAATTTTATCCCTGTCTCCAAGAACGGAATTCATAATGCTTTCTTTTTCAGCAGTGAGCTGTCTTTCCCTTGCATTCAGCTTATTGTTTTCGCTACTTGCCATGCCTGGTTCTAATAATCCACTTGATATAAGGCTTGCCAGCACTTGACGTTCCTCTGTAACTTTCTCCAGCTGATTTTCTATCGCCTCAATATTCAGAAGTCTGTCTTTGTCATCAAATCCTTGTAAGCTGTAAAGAAGTGGTTTTAGAAGAATATCTTCTGCAAAAACCAGCTTATTTTTCATGGTAAGAATGGCAGCCTTGATAGCGTCATCAGTAATATACTTCATAGAACAAGGCTTTGTATGATTGATGTGATTATTACAGCACCAGGCAATATAATCACCGCTTGGCTTGTAGTGTTTTCTTCTTTTAAATACACCACCACATTCTGCACATATTACCTTGCTGGAAAGTGCATATCTATTTTGATATCGTTCTGTATTAATTCCATTGCCCTTTTCCTTTGCTCTTTGCAAAAGCATCGCATTTGCCTTGGAGAAGGTGTCACGGTCTATGATGGGTTCATGATGATTTTCCCATAAGTACTGCGTAAGATTTCCATCATTCCTATGTCTGTTAAATTTGCTATCCGTATACGTCTTTTGGCATATTACATCACCAATATATTTCTCATTCTTAATAATTGCATTTACCGTTCCTGCTGACCACTTGCTCCCCTTTTTGGTTTTTACCCCTTTCTCGTTTAAGGCACACGCTATGGAATGAGTGCTTTCTCCTTTAAGGATATCCTCAAAAATTTGCTTTACGATGATTGCCTGTTCTGGAATCACAGTCATCTCACCACCAACATTTTTATATCCGTATGGTGGATAAGATATAACAAATGTCCCATTTTGAAATTTCTTCTGAATTGACCATTTGTTATTTTCTGAAATGGATCTTGATTCACTTTCAGCTAACCCGCTTAGAATTGAAAGCATGAGTTCACTTTCCATTTTGCTTGTGTCTATATTTTCCTTTTCAAAAACCACCGTAACACCAAGAGTAAGAAGTTTTCTTACAAGTTCCAAACAATCGGTTGTACTTCTTGAAAATCTGCTGATGGACTTTGTAATTATCCTGTCAATTTTTCCATCTTCACAAGCTTTTATCAATGCCATCAGTCCGTTTCTGCATTCTTTCTTGGTGCCGGTGATTCCTTCGTCATAAAATATTCCCGCATACTCCCAATCTTCATTCGATGTAATATATCTTTCATAATGTGCTTTTTGTGTATCAAGGCTAATAATCTGATCATCACTTGCAGTCGAAACTCTGCAGTAGGCTGCGACTCTAATCTTCTGCTTTTGGATAATATCTTCTTCGATCTTCGTTATCCTTTTCATCAACTCGACCTCCTTTCGCATGACCATATTCCCGTATAAATCAATATATATCAAGTTATTTAAGGCATAATCTCGGCAAGATATGGGGAGAATTTTTGCTTGTTTTTCTCAGCTAATTTGTTGAATTCATCCGCAGTAATAAGACCTTTTTCAAGCATAGCTTTTGATAATTTTTGTGCTAAGAAATAGTAATAATCCCTTTTAAGCTGCTCATCACGAATTTCTCCCTCAATTGTGCTTACCACGCATATCGGTTCTTCCACTCTTGTTATTGTTTTTGCTGACATAAAAAAACACCTCCTACATAGTAGCCATGGCAGGAGGTGAAATTGGACACATATTTAATCTTTTTTATAAAAATTACATTCGTAACCATCAGCACGAAGTAAAATACCATCAATCCAAGGTGGGGTTCTTCCCATCTGCTCACAGATAGCGGCAAGGCTCACTCGCTTGTCACATTCAATGATTAGTTCATCGTGTACGTGACCGCAGATAAAGCAATGGGATAAAGTCCTCATAGCATACATCAAAATATCCCTGCTGATTGCCTGGACGATATTCTCCACGAACTTAGGACCATAGCTTTCGATTCGATTCCACTTCTTTGTACCACCAACTCCCTCATAGGTCACTGACTCTGACCCAAACTGATTCACACCCATCTTAGGTTTTACATATGAGAGATTGCGGCCACTTGGAAGTCCAATAAACAACATTCCGCTCTTATATGAAAAGCTGACAGAGCCGACCTTTGATGACATTCTTTCCTTGACGACTTTCTTCACAGCACGGTCAACTTCCCACCAGAACTTCACGATATTCGGATTAGCCTCTCGCCACATATCCACAAGTGGCTGGAGTTCTTCTTCTGCAAGGCCCATCTCCAATGCTCCCATAGATTTCAAAGCACCAACCGAACCACCATAACCAAGTGCCAATTCCGCAATCTTGCCTTTTTGTCTAAGGTGAGCATTCTGCCCGTGCTTTTCCACAGGCACATGAAACATCTGACTTGCTGATGCGCAATAGATGTCTCCACCACTTGCAAATACATCTGCTCTCCATTTTTCTCCTGCAAGATGTGAAAGAACCCTTGCTTCAATGGCAGAGAAGTCAGATACAATAAATTTCTTACCTTTTCTTGGCACAAATGCCGTTCTGATTAACTGCGACAGTGTATCCGGAATATCATCGTAAAGCATATTCATTGCATCATAGTTGCCTTGCTCCACCAGGGAACGAGCCTCTGCTAAATCAGTAATATGGTTTTGTGGAAGGTTCTGCAGCTGTATAAGTCTGCCTGCCCATCTGCCACTTCTGTTGGCCCCATAAAATTGGAACATTCCCCTTGCTCTTCCGTCCTTACACACAGCATTCTCCATTGCCTGGTACTTCTTTACTGATGATTTTGCAAGCTGCTGCCTAAGAGAAAGAACGGTTTGAAGTAGCTCCGGTGCAGTCTTTAGTACTTCTGCCACTTCCTTTTTACCAAGACTGTCCATTTCTAGCCCATTGTCAGCAAGCCACTGTTTCATCTGCTGCACAGAGTTTGGATTATCAAGTCCCGTTAATTCCTGCATTTTATCAGAGAGTACAGCCTTTGACTTTGAATCAAATAAAATGGCATTCTTTACTACAGCCATATCAAGTGCAATGCCCCTGTCATTGATTTCCTGGTCAAGATGGTATTCTTCCCATACAAATTCAGGAACAGGGAACTTTGAAAGTTTCTCCTGGATGGACATTTCCACCTCTACATCTCGCTTGTTATATTTTTTGAACATCTCCCACTTTTCTATATCATGTAGTGGAAGATTTCTTGTTCTTCCGCCATTGACCTTCGTAGGCTTACACGGAACACAGAAATATCTGATGAGGTCTTTTCCCTCTGTTAGTTTCTGTTCAGAAAGACCTAACACAGCACCTGCTCCTGCAAGAGATAACGGCAGACCCATATAGGCTGACCATATCATAGAGCATTTCCACGATGACGGGTCAAGATAATCACCAACTGTATCTTCATTTATGCTATATGATCTAAAGTCCCTCTTGTAATATCTTCTCAGATATTCAGACAGACACACCCTCTCAAATGCTGCATTAAATGCCCACTTGGTTACACTCTCATCTGTGAATGCCTTTACAATCTCGTCCGGGATAGTTTCTCCCTGTGCAAGGTCTACTACAATAACTTCTCCACCATCCACAGAATATCCGAATAATAATATTTCAAAGTTGTCCGACTGAGCATATTTATATACTCCACATTTCTGCAAATCCACATCACTGTATGTTTCCAAATCTATACTAATTGCTTTCATCATAATCACGCTCCTACCAAAAAGTGACAGTGCAACGAATCACACTGCCACCGCCATTCTACTGTTCTTCTTTTTCTGATCGTTTCTTAAAAAGGTTCGGGAACAGCCACTGAACCAGTCTCTTCATAATTCTGAAGAACCATTTCCAAATGGTCACAAGACCAAAAACCCAAAAGGATGCCGTGATACCAAGTAATGTTCCTCTGATTGATGCATCAATTAATGCATTTAGCGTATTCATTGTCATAAATTGTCTCCTTTCCGGCGGCAGGATTATCCCACCGCCACTGCTGTCACTATTGTCTTTATTTGTCTTAGCTTAAGAAGTCATCATCCACATCTGTTGCAAAGTCATCCTCTGCTCTTGACTTGCCACCAAGAGGTTCTCCGTCCTTAATCTTCTGAAGATTGTTAAGACCGCAGGCAATACCCTTATTGCCGTTAGAGTTAAATGCATAGAGATTGATAGATGCTCTGCCATATACACCGCTATATACTTCGCTACGGTCGATTATGGTATTTCTGTCGGCATCTACAATACCTGGTGCTGTTGCAGAATTTGCATTGATGAAGTAGCTGTTTGCGTATGCCTCATCATCCGGACGCTCCAAATCTCCGTCACGAAGAGGTGTCTTAAGTACAGAGAGTGCAGGTACTGTCTTGCCATTACCCTTAAGCTTGCCCTGACCTTCTTCGTATGCAGCCTGGATTGCCTTCTTGATTTTCTCCACGGTTACCTTATCTGACTTTGGAATGATAAGGCTGACACTATACTTAGGTGCGCCGCCGTTGATTGACTTAGGCTCCCATACATTTGCGTAGCTCCATCTTGTGTTTGGACCTGTGATTACCTTCATTGGATTACTAAAATTTGTCATAATAAATTCCTCCTAATTTTCATTAAAATCGTCTTTTGCTGTATTCATTGCCGGACGCTTGTCACTCTCCGGCACAAGTGTTGGTTTGCCTGGTGGCTTATATACCAAGCTGCCGAGCAGCTCTTCAAACTTCTTCTTACCGAGGAGTGCGGTCATAGCTGTAATACCTAGCAGCTTTTGTTCATATGGATTCTGTCCTGCCTTTGTAACAGTTTCTGCCACTTTCTCCTCATCGGTATATTTACGGTTGGAACGACCCTCGATAACCTTAAATCCATCGTAGTGTGTTCCGCTGATAGCCTGCTGCAATGCAAATTCTTTGATGTCAGTTGCCCATGAAATAAATTCGTCCACTCTTGTTAAAAGAACTGCAATTTCAGCATCTTCAAGAGTTGCAGGCATTTCAAAGTCATACTTTGCAAGTTCCATGTTGTATTCCATTCGTTTTCTGCAAGTAGCTTTGACTTTACAGAACTGGCAATGCTCTCCTGCCTTAAAATCACCCTCGCCATCAAATGCAAGTCTGGCTGTTGGTGCAAGCACTGTTTCTGCCCAGGAATAAAGTGAATCCTTTGCCATAACAAATGTACTAATATTTTCCTTGCGTGGCTGGAAGATTGTCATAGATACTTCGTTGATGTCATAAATACCGTCAAACAGATTCAAGGCCCCGAGTGCGTAACACATCATCTGAGGATTATTCTCTGCTGACACTTCCACACCTTTACCGTGCTTGTAATCAATGACATAAATAGTTCCATCTCCGATAATCACGCAGTCCCCAGTACCAAATCCCTCTGGAACATACTTCGAAAAATCAAGTTTCTGTTCAATCAGCACAATCGGGTCTTTACAGTTTTTCTTTACTTCCTCTACAACAGAAGAACAAAATCCTGCATATTCCTCTGCACATTCTTCCATCTCGGCATCGTAGTAACTAAGACTGTTTGTGGGATTTCTGCTCTTCATCCCGATTGCCTTTTTGAGTTTATGTTCACAAAGGGTATGTGCATCTGTACCTTGAAGGGCATACTCACTTGCTTTATCTTCTTTGTCTGCACAAAGCCTGGCAGATGGTGGACAATTGAGCCATCTGTGACTTGCCGAGGCGGACAAAATTGCGTGTGCCGCCATCAGATCACCTCCACCTTCTGCAAGAGTTCCTCATACTGTGAAGGGTCAATATCAGACAGTTTTTCTACACCGAATGAAGAAATAACTGCTTTGACTTCATCTGTATGTCCATCTCTTGACTTAGCTGCAAGAATCGCCCTCACCTCTTCAAAGGTATGTTTCTTTGATTCTTCCTTTTGTGGAGCAGGTTCTTCCTTGGTCTTAGGCACTTCCTCTTTGACTTCTTCCGTTGATGCGAACAGTTCTGTCAATGTTTCGGAAATACCAATCAAGATTTCTCCACAGTGCTTAAGCTCCGCAATTTGCTCTGCAAGTTCTTTCATCTTTCCCATTGCAAGTTCCTCCTTCCTTGATTTCTCTTACATCCACGGATTCAACCGTCTGCCCAGGAGCAAGCAGATAAACCTGGGTGTAATCTCCAAAGAGAAATCTTGCAATTCTCGATGGAAGACGCATATCTGCACCTCTTAAGACTACGGCTTTCTTTCCGTTTGGATCGGATACATTGATTGTGATTTTGTGTTTCAATGTCATCTCTGATACCTCTCTTTCCGAGGAATTTGTGTCCCTCTACTTAGTAGCCACTTAGAAGTGCCATATTGGACAGCTTTCAAGAATTTTTCAAAAAAATAATGCCCGTCAGAGAAATCAATCTCCAACGGGCATTGTAAAAACACGATATTTACTTATTTTAAAAGTTTATTGACTCTGCTTTGCACAGCAAAATAATCATATCCTGCGGCTTTCAGCTTCTGCTTTCTTTCCTCTCCGTTACCCCATTTTCCCTGGATAACTTCCCTCGCAAGTTCATCAATCGACTTGGATGCTGTTGGTATTGCTGCAACTACTCCACCAATCGTGCAGTAGGAAGGATTGCAAAGCCAAATCCATCCTGCTCCACTCTTAAGTCTTCCCCAGCCATCTCTTACTTCAACGATTGTAAATGTTCCCTTACCAGTCTGACCATTTACCTTGCCATTCATAGAAGGCTCACTTCTGTAATTCAGATCATCAATGATGACCTTTGCCAGAAATGGAACCGTAGGAAATGTTGTCACGGTATCCGGATTCTTTGCAGGCGCATCTGCTGCCTTTCCATCAAACTGTGTCAGATTCCACTTTTCAATGATGGAGCAGAGTTTCTCTACATAAGTAAGACTTGTAGCATATCCACCGTCCTTGATAAGCTGTGCTGCTTTCTTATAGTCAGTACATCCCTTTAGACCTGCATAACGAAGATTTTCTCCATTCTTTGCACCCAGCAAATATGCTGAATGGTCTGCGACAGATTTCTCCACAGATGGATACTTTCTAAAGTCTGCAGTAATGGTTACATAAGAACCATCCTTATTCTGTTCCTGAGTCTTCTTAGTATAAATACTCTTTCCATCCCATGCAGAACCACTCCAGGTATTGCCGGATAAAGATTTCTTCATACCAAAGCAGTTATTTGCATTCTGTGCAAGTTCACTTTTTCCATAGCCACTCTCAAGAATAAACTGTGCTACTGAGATAGATGCAAGCACTCCACTTGTCAGCATATCAGTCTGACACAGCTTTCCAATGATAGGAATTGTATCCGCCTCCGAAAGTCCTGCAAAGACAGATGCCTGTGTTCCGTTGTTTTGTGCCTTAATTCCACCCATCTTGACCTTGACATCATTACGGAATCCATCCATTGTATAACTCATGCCAAGACCTCTCCAAAGATGCTCCGGGTCACCGTGGTTTGATGCGATGCCTCTTGCATGACCCTCTCTATGAGATACAATCACACCATCTGCTAACGGATTAAGTCCAAATTTCTTACAGAGCATAGCAAACAACTCTACTGCTGTATTATAAGTTCTTGTGGCACACGCTCTTGCTTCTGCCATATCTGAGCAGGTAAAAGAAGAACCTGCCGTATACTTGATACAAGCAGGTTCACACATTTCCACACCGATATGAGTGTTGTTGCTGTCACCTCCTCCATGCCAGCCTCTGTGGTCCCAAGGAAGTGTCTGATAAGCCGTTCCGTCTAAGGCATCAATAAATCCATGCACACAGGCTCGGTCATAAGATGCCTGATTCCAGCTGTTTATAAATGCAGATGCCCTTGGCTGTGAGCATCCAACTGAGTGTAACATAAGTCCTTTGACTATAATCTTTCTCCCTGTCTTATAACAAGGATTGTTTGTTAAAAAATGCTGTACTAAATTCATGTTAGTCCTCCTTCTCGTCATCTGTTCCATCTGCACGGTCATGTAGCTGTGCAAGGATATCCTTTAATTTCTGTGGGATTGGAAGTCCCAAACGTCCTGCGTTTTCAAGCAAACTTACACCTTCATTGGAGATGTAAAAGAAAATGACTGCCGTTCTAAGTACACTGCCCGTTCCAATCACCTGAACATCTAAGATGTTGGCAATTCCTACAAGCAAGAAAATCAGTACTTTACGGCAAATCCCTCTAAATCCGACTTCGCTGGAAAGCGTGTGATCGTTAATTGCACACATGACTCCTGTGATGTAGTCGATTACCACAAAGGCGATAAGTGCAAAAAGCAAACCATCACATCCTCCCAAGAACCATCCGAGCCAACCTCCGATGGCTGTAAAAACCAACTGAATCATGTTCCAAAATTCCTTCATAATGAGTTCCTCCATTTCTAAAAATTTGTATGAAAAAAGCAGATGCCCAAAATGGGAATCTGCCTGTTTCCTAAATTATTGTTCTTGCAAAATATATGTGATTTTCATTGTCTTGTCTGCTGTCTTTGTGACAGGTGTATCAAGATTATTGATGGTTGCGAGATAATTGCACATCATATACCACCCGGCTGTTGACCAGTTGCCATAATCTGCAAAATACAAAAGTGGCTCATTCCTTACCGGAGTAACATTTAACTGATAACTTGAGTTAAATAACGACCTTGCTTCCGGTGGCATGATTTCATTTGTGGATGTATCCGCTATAAGCAACTGGCTATTACCGTTTTCGTAATATATCCTTCCATTGATGACCAGCTTAGGTACACCGTCAATATTGGTAACATTGGTTCTAGTAAGCCTCACCACATTTGCCGGATTGGTAATCTGTATCTTATACAGATCATACGGGGCATCATAGCCTTTGACATATAAGTATCCGCCTGTAACAAACATATGCCAGTTACTGTCGGATCTTAAATACTTATCCGTGGTATTTGTTACTTCATACTGCTTTACTGCCCAAGTATCCATTTTAATCTCTGTCACTAGAATATTTGTATTGGGTGCTGCTCGATAATCACTGTTGGTGCAGATATACAGACAGTCATTAGATGGATCATAATTATAGCTGTAATAACCAATTCGCAGTTCAATCGGCAATTCTGCCACTTCAATCTCATCAATCAGTGGTTTGCTGTTATATACATTATCGAGAATGGAAACTGATTTGAGAAAGGTTCTTCTTTTTGTGACGTGGATATGTTTCTTGTCCACGACCTTAAAATACAACGCACAATCATTTTTTCTATCAATAAGGAATATCATCTCTGTTGTACCTATGGTCATTCCCGAATATCTGCTACTTGTCTTTGCTCCAGTTCTGTCCGGATGAACATACTGCAAGGTATCCTCGCAGATGCTCTGCATCAGCGGATAATCGTTATTTGATACGGTATTCTTACTTCCGTATGAGGTAAACCCGCCATGCTTATGCGTAAGACAGACACTTGAAATCGTACCGTTCGCTTGTGAAGTAGCAAAGTCATATACATACTTCACGTATCGATCTTTCAGATTGATTTCAGACTCTGTCTGATTGAATCCACCACGGAATGTATTTTTTGTATTATTCTGTACACCGTAGGAAGCACATCCTATCAGTGTTGCATCGTGTTGCTTTTCGCACAAAATGAAAAAACTTTTCGCATAAAATAGAAAAATTGATTGTTTATAAAAATGAATAATATTGCAAAAAAATACCCATGCAGAAATTTAAAATCTGCATGGGTATTTTCATTTTTTATTCATTTTTCTGTGTCCATTTTGCTCTACAATAAGGTTTTTGCCTGTCTTTTTAATCTTATTTGGTTGGTATTCAAGCAGTTCTGAAATGTCGCAGTCCAAAACCTCGCATATTCTATCTAAATGCTCAAGATTAATTCTATCGCACATTTCATTATAAATATCGCAGATAGTAGCAGGTCTTATTCCTGATTTCCTGGCAAGCTCGGCTTGTGTCATCCGATATTTTCCAAGTATTGCAGATAAATGGATTTTAATCATAATAACGCCCCATGAAATATAATACCTGATTGCGTTATTATTTTCATTATTTTGTAATAAAATTACTGTTTTAGTAATTTGTAATAATAATTTCCTTAAACTCTTCTCGGTTTGAAGCTGTAACCGGAAGGAGGTTATATCTGCTTATGCTCTGAATCTTATAATCTTTATAAAGATTTCTGATAAAATCACAATCATTATAAGATAGTATAAAACGCCCTTTAATCGCCTTTAAAACGGCATTTAAACGGATATGGTCATCTTTATTAAAGCTTACATACCTCTTGTTATAATAGCGTTCTGAGGCTACATACGGCGGATCTACATAAAAGACAGCTTGTGGTCTGTCATATGTTTTAATTAATGATTCAAAATCTTTGTTTTCAATTATAACATTTTTAAGTCTTGCTTGATAAGCCGGAAGATCATCAATTATGTTGATTATCGTTTTCGCAGCTGTAGCAAACGAACTTCGATTACTGCCAAAGCTGCACTTTATAAGATATAAGTACCGGGCTGCTCTCTGTAAGTCGGATAGTTCAATTTTATTTTCAATTTCATAACGATATTGATTGAATAATTCACGGGATTGCAGCCAGTCTATTTCCGACTGCAATTCCGAGCAATTATTTTTAATTTGCCTGTAAAGGTTAATCAAATCACCATCAATATCATTGAAAACTTCCATCTGACCTTTGATTCTTTCTTTGCCAAACAGTACCCAACCTGCACCACCACATACTTCGATGTAGCGAGTGCAATTATTGGGAATAAGAGAAATAATTTGATTTTTTAGGTGACTTTTACCACCTATCCAACCTATAAAACTTTTCATTGCTTTTACCTCCATAATATCTTTTGGGGCGTTATTATGGATTAAAAACAGATGATTTTATTTTACTTCGGGTAAGCCTTTAACGCTTGTGAGAATTGAAAGTAAACCTGCCAGAACGCTTGCAGAAGCAACCGTAACCCAGTTTACTTCACTCATCACAGCAGTCGTACCGATAGTTGCAACTGCCGTCTGTGCAGCTGTCTTTAAAGCACGAATACCTGCAGCCTTTGCCCACTGTTTAAAATTGTTTTTATTCATTTTTTACCTCCAAAATTATGTCAATGTAATCTGAATACCGTCGATCTTACAACCTTTTACGCCAGCGTAGCCGTCCTGCTCTGTGTCTTTTTCGGTGTTGTGCTGATACGGCAGAAACTTATTTTTACACTGCTTACGCACTCTGTATGTAGCTTTAAAATCGCCGACACCCTCAAACTCAACCTGCAATCCGTCAATTACTTTGCCCTTAATACCTGCATAGCCGTTTACATCATCGTCAATGTCATAGCCTGTCACCCAAGGTAACCAATCTCCATTGAGCAAATGCACTCTGTACTTAATTTTACCGTTACTAACCTTAACAGCAACCGCAGAAATAGCCTGCTTCGCTCTGCCTGCTATATTCGACAAACCTTTGACCTCATTGTACCAACGATTGTCAGCGTACACACGATAAGTCAGCGTTGGTTTTGCGACTTTGCTTTCAGACTTGCCGAAGATGTTATCGTTGTAAATTACATTTGTGTCAATGTTACCGCTGTAGCCGCTGACCCTGCCTGTCGAGCTGTTCTGCCAAATGTCGCAGTCAAGTTCTGCTTTATCGTTATACTGAGCAAGCCAAATGCTATATTTTGATTTTAACCTTTTATAATCAAGATAGTTGTTAAACCAATTTAAGTTAGCATACACACCTGCTCTGTAACCGTTTTCCTTGACTGTTTCGCAAAAGCGTTCTGCAATTTCTGTAATTTTAGTTTTACCAAGGTGCAACTGCGAACTGTCCTCAAGGTCATAATAAATTGGCATATCAAGGCTTTTATTTTTAATGCACTCAAGGCAAGCCTTTGCCTCTTTTTCAGCATCATTAACGCTGTCGGCATAGCTGTACCAATACACTCCGATTTTTAAATTTGCGTTTTTTGCATTTCTAAAATGGCTTTCAAACATATTGTCTTTTTGCGATGTTTCTCTGCCATAACCTGCCCTTATTATGACCGCTTTTATGCCGTCATTTTTCATTTTGTTAAAATTAATGCCTTGCTGAAATTCTGAAATATCAACACAAGTTACCCTTGCCATATTTATACCTCCCATACTGCCATAACAGCGTTATAGTATTCGTCAGAGAGAACCTTTCTCAACTGTTCTCTGCCGGATTCGTCGTTCATATATGCGTTGCGAACATTGCCGCCGACCTGCACATCTTCGCCGTTAAGGGTTATAAACTTCTGTCTTAACACACTCACACTATCCTTTGTAAGCATATCAAGCGTAATTTTTTCTTTAAATTCCATATGGTTACCTCCTACTTTCTGATATATGTAACTGTAAAATTGATCATCTCATCCTCTGTAAATTTATCCGTTTGTGAGGTGATGTAAACCCATGATCCCTTAATACGGATATTTCTCAACTTACTTGTGGTTGAGAATACAGCAATACTCGATAAACTGCTTTCGTCTTTTATTGGGAAAGGCAAGCCTGACAACTGAATATACGTTCTATTAGCAATAAGTTTTGTAATGTTTACTGACACTGTAGCTACATTGCCGTTTTTCACATAATCGAATCTTCCAGCACAGCCCTCATAAATTGCTTGAGCCGGAGATAATTCTCCTGTACCGATCTCAATATTTGAGCTATCATATTTTTTTGCAATACTTTGATTAAGAGTATTAACACTGTTATATAAGGTACCGCTTGTGATATAGTTAGGACTATTCTCTTTAGGTGCGGTATCAAATGGCATTGCGTCAAGTTTACGGAGTAATGCCTTATTCAGATATGTTTTATCGTAAGCATCGGTAATTCCGTAACCGGCAAGAGTATCCGCCTTATCAGCTTTAAGATTAATCTTCATTGTCACTGTTTCGTCAATGTCTGTAAGCTCTGTTTCGAAGTATTCGATAGCTTCTGCTTTTGCTTTAGCAACTGCAGCTTCTGTTGCTAAATTCGAGCCTGTTGGTTCAAATTTTGATTTATCATTAATAGCTTTTTCAGTGATTTTAACAATAAAATGCTGTGCTGTAATAACAGCTCCGCTGCTGTCAGACAGCACAACCTCACATTTAGTCACGCCCGGCAAAGATAAGACTTTATCGGTAAGCTCAACAACGATTACATTATCTGATATTGTGCAATTTTGAGACTCTGCAACTATAACATTATTAGTTACAGCGTTAAGAACAGCAGTCATTGTACTGTCAAGGGTAACTTCTGCATCATTAGCTGTAAGTGTTACATCAATAAATCTTGATTTTTTGTCTAATTGATGACTGTATAAAACCGGAGTTGATGTATTTTTGAGCAGGTCTAAATTAAGTTTGTAATGCTGTATGTTCATCATTGCCTCCTGTTTCTTCTGCAAAAATGACTTCGGATTCAGCAGGAGCTTTATCCTTATCGTTTCCACAAACTGTTTTTTCTTCTGTGATAAATTTCATAATAACCTCCTACCAAGTTGCTTTTTGTAAAATTCCGTTTTTGAATGTCAGCGTAAATTCTTTCCATGTATTTGCTGTACCGTCACTTTTAAATGAAGTGACATAGTAGCCTTTGAAAGTACCGCTAATAGAACCGCCTTCAAATTTCCAATCGCTCAAAACTGCTTTGCGTAAATAATTGTTATGTAAATTAAGATCACACCCGGTATGAAGTTGGTCTTTCTCGTATTCGTCAGAGAGTTTCTGAGCGGTATATGTGAGCTTCATCGTAAATGCCTCTGCATCGTCTGAACTCATATATGCCCATGTCATATACGCCGAATTGCTGTTGAGGTCAAAAGATAAGCCTCGTTTGTTGTCATCGTGTAAATATGAGCTTGTACCAACCGAGCCGACTTCATTATCATTGTAATAAAAGTCTTGTCCATACTGATTAAGTGACATCAGCTTTTTATCTGATGTGTTATAAATATTAAGCTGTGCATTTTCAAACTTTATGTACTCGGATATGTTGTTCCAAGCAATTCGCACATCTTCTGCCGATTGCTGTAAAAGCGTACTCCAACGATTTGTGCCAACCACTTTATTGACTTCGAGAAAAAGTCCCTCTGCGGTCTGAGTAAACAATGATTCATTAACAGAGCTTGCCCAAGATTCAGACACATGGAGAACAGTTGTGTCTAAATCTTGCTTGATTTCATTTACTTTAGTTCTATCGTGTAGCTGCTGAGCATTAAGCTCTGTAATGCGATTATTTATCGTTGTTAATTTGCATGTGATTTTTGCAGGAATAGATGAAAGAGTAACAGTATTTAAAATAGGCTTTGCAGGATATTCTTTGATTTCAACAATGCGAAAGTTTTGCTTTCTCTTGCGGTTGCGGTCAATCAGAGTGACTACATCATACAAGCTATACGAAAGAATATCTTTGTAAATTTCCGGTTGTGCTTTGGCAAGGTCAATAACCTTGCAGGTATATGATTGCTCCGGCTGCGCCATATTTGAAAGTTTTACAACTGCATCGTCATAGAGTGACTGAGCATTAGTATAACGCTCATCACGCCATACACTACTGATTACTTTATCTGTGTAGGAATGATTTTCGATATAATCACAGCCGTTATTAACACTTGCAATAGATAAGCCGTCTTTGCCGTAGGCATACAGTCTTGTGACCAATCCCGATGAGTTGCCTTTGAAGTTTAAGTCTGTAAGATTTAATTCGTCTGTAAAATATACACCTTTAGCATTTGTATTGTTTTCAGGCTTTATAAGAGTAATTTGCTTTCCCTTTGTATTAAACTCATATACATTGCCGTAGCTTGTTGAATTGGTGCATTGATTTAAAATATCAAGCACAGTTACATCAGTAAGTTCAAAGCTGCAGCGCTTGCTTACAAGTGTATCGTTTTTAACCGTCCAGTCTGTATTAGAAAGGATTTCAGTACAGACATTATGAAAACTCTCGGTAGTCTTATTAAAACTTGTAAACATATCAGCACGAAGGTCGTCAAGATTTAACTCACAAACAATTGTAGATACAGTCTTGCGTTCGTTGATACTTTTAATCAGATAGCGTTGATTTTCGTATTCGACTTCGCCGTCAAGAGTAAGATATTTATAAATGCTGTGCTTTGGAGATATATCGAATTGCAAGCTCAGCATACCGCCGTAGGTTTTTGTAACGCAAAAGGTGCTATCAATATCTGTAAACAGCTTTACATCATTGTTGTAAAATATTTTTAATACCATTTGAACACCTCTTAAATCACACAAAAACAGGTGTATAAACAACCTGAATTTTTGCTTGAGAGTTAGTGCAAGTGATTATATTTTCACCCGGATACAAGACTGGAAATTCAATTAAAGTGCTGTCAAGGTACTTATTGACTCCGCCAAGCGTAATTAAACCAAGCTCGCCGTCAATTACTAAAGGAGTGTTTGCGGCAATATTAATAACAACAATTCCACACACTGTAATTAACGAGCTTTGTTCCTGCAAGGTAACAATAAGCTTGTATTTGCAAGGAGTAGTTGATTGACAATAAACTTTACCATTCGGAGCAACATTTGCGGTTACAGTCGGCTTATGCCTTACGGCGTTAAATGTATAAGTTACATCGTGTTCTCCGCTGCTGTCAAATGTAGCAGCGGAAATTGAAGTAACAATTGAAGTGTATATGTATCCGTCCGGCAAAGCTATCTCAACTGTTTTTCCGATTATTTCAGCCTCAAACTTAGCTATGTTATCTGTTGCTACCGTATATCTGTCAATAATGTCAGTGTTTTTTGATGAACATCCGTCCAAGCGAGGGAAAAATGTAAGAGTAACAGTCAGAGTTCTCGTTCCGTATTCGCTAGAATACAGTGCAGGCATTTTGACAAGATCATTATTAGCTGAAACATTATTTGTAAGCGTAGTACCGCTCACGGAATAACTCAACAGTCGTGCACTGTAGTTTGCAATATCAATGTTATTAACTGTCATTTCTGTCATAAATCATTACCCTCCCAAGCTAATTCTTCTGACATATACGGAGCAGTCGCAACTGCAAATTCTCTGCCGTCAACCTCAAGATGATTTACTATGTTGCCTTGTAGCACTACTTTTTGTTTATCGGTATTTTGCATATCAACTGTATGCACAACATTAGCAGTGAGCTGTTCTGCTACAAAGGTTTTGCCTTCGGCTACGGCAGCACGCATTTTTGATACTAAACTGTCAGCTGATATACCCGATTTCAAGCGTTTGGTAAATGTTGACGCCACATCATCAGCTTGCTTATAAAGTTTTGGTGCTTCATCTTCAAGACCGTTTTCGCCACCCTCAAGAGTATATTTAAAAATCTTTTTGAAAACTTTTGACGGAGAATGTTCGTCAAAGACAGATTTAAAAATATTGATTACTGACGAAGCTATGTTAGATGCTGTATTGAACATAGTATCTTTCATACTGCTAAGTCCTTCAATACCACCTTTTACAGCATTTGCAAACGCTTCTTTAGTATCATCGGGCATATTTTTCATTGGTTTGTGAAAAGCGTCAACAATTTCCTGCGACTTCTCGTTCGTCTTTCCGGAATATGTTTCATACAAGCCTTCAAGCGCAAGAAACCCGCTAAGCTGGTTTTGATAATTTTTATCGTCAAGTAATTTCTGCTGACTGTTCCTTGTTTTAGTTATAGCTTCTATATGGCGTTGATTTTCTTTTGCTTCTTGTTGCTGCATTTCATCATATGCCACCTGACGCATTGTTTCATAATCAATACCCTGTAAGCCTTCATCTCTGTAATGTTGAAGTTTGTCATAGTAATCTTGTTCAATTTTACCGAGATTTACAGAGTGATTGTAATTCTCTGTTTCTTCATCATCATTGAGTTGATTAAGTCTGTCAGTGTAATCTGTCATTACGCTTGCTCTTTGCTTGTATCCATCTTCAATTATTGCTACAGTGTCTGCAGCTTGTTTATTAGCTGAATCAATAGCATTTTGATATGAATCTTCTGCAGCTTTAACATCTGCATCGTGTTGTTCTTGAGTGTAATCTGAATTTGTTTTAAGCTTTTGATCAAGTAATGCAACTTCCTCGGTATATTGCTCATAAGCTTTATCAATGACAGCTGTTCGTGTTTCTTCTGCTGAATTTTGTATTCTTTGAGAACGAGAAATATACTCATCAAGTGAAACATCAGAAGAATTGCACAGTGCTTGAGCTTGAGAAACAACAACATTTTGCTTCGCTTGCTCAATTGCAAGCTCTTGAGCTGCAAGTTCATGCATTTTTTGAAACAATTCATCAAGTCTTGATATTTCATCACCGGTTAGCTTTCTGCGTTCTTCCGTTGCTGTTGAACAAACATCAGTTATTTCCTTTTGAACGCTGTTCATATTGTCAGCAAGCTCTTGCTTTTCATCTTCTGATATAATTATTTCTTCATTAAAGTTATCAAAAATACTTCCTGAATTTTTTATACCGTCAAGAAAGTCTGAAAATTTTCCGCCAATTTCTTCGTATGATTCACCAAGATTTTGATTGCTTTCTTCTAATTTTTCCTGTGCAAGCTCAAGGTCAGATGTTTGGTTTGTAGTATCAGACATAGTAAAGCATAAGGCTGTAATCCCTGCCGCCAGAGCTGCCACGACAGTAATAACTATACCTATCGGATTTAAGCTCATTGCTAAATTCCACGCATACTGCGCCGCTGTAGCAAGAGTGATTTCGCCTGTGAGGGCGGCTACAGCAATCTGCTTGAGCGTTATTGTTCCGAGCGACGCAGCTTCTGCAAGGCTTTCGGCTGTAACCGCTGCTGTCTGAGCAGTGAATAGAGAAGTAACCGTTGAAATGATTGCATACGACTTATAGGCTGTAAATAATGAAGTCACAAGAGGTAAAAGAACATTAAAATTATCTGCAAGGAAATCAACAGCCTTAGAAAGTGGCGGTAAAACCACCTTTGCTACATTCGTAAAAGTCTTGCCTAAGTTAATTACAATGTTTTTTACGCTTTCAATAGCCTTTTTCAGACCGCCGCTTTCAAATGACTTTTGAATTGTGCTTATAGCCTCTTTAACAGGCTTTTGCAGCTCTTTGGGCAACAGCTTGCTAAGATTATCCACAAGCTCAGAAACAATAACTTTTGCTGCTTTTATAAGGTCGGGAGCGTGTTCTGTTACGCTTGTAATCAAGGTTTGAATTATATCAACAGCCGATTTTGCAAGCTTATCGGAATTATCAGCTATTCCGTCAACAAAAGCCTGTAAAAAGTCAACAGCGGCATTTATCATTTCAGGGGCAGCCTCTGCAGCTTTAACTGCAAGCTCGCCGAAAATGGCTCCTGCTTCTTCAATCATTTTTGAAAGACCGCCACTTTTAAATGCTTCTGTCAAACGATTTACATAATTTTGAGCTTCAACAGCTGCGGCTTGTAAAGGAGCTGACATTCCCTCGTAGATTTCAATGCCTAAACCTTCAAGCCCTGATTTTAGAATAGTAATCTGACCTTGCAAATTATCTTGCATTGTATCAGCCATTGCTTGAGCCGCACCGTCAGCATTGTTAATATTTTTAGTCAGATTATCAAAGTCAGAGTCGCTTGCATTAATGATAGCAAGCATACCACTCATAGCCTCTTTGCCGAAAAGTGTACTTGCGGTTGCAGCCTGTTCGGTTTCGCTTAATCCGCTAAACTTTTCCCTAAGCTGTTTCATTACATCTATAAGAGGCAAAGCGTTACCCTCGGCATCGGAGATAGATATGCCATACTGTGTCATAACATTAGCCATATCCTCGGTAGGAGAGGCAAGGTTAGAAAGAGCCGTTTTAAGGCTTGTGCCTGCCATACTGCCTTTGACACTCGCATTGGCCATAAGACCGAGGGCAAGGGAAACATCTTCGACAGAGTAGCCCATTGTGCCGGCAAGAGGAGCAACATATTTAAAACTTTCACCAAGCATAGATACATTAGTATTTGCACTTGATGAGGCTTTGGCAAGTACATCTGCAAAGTGTGTGCTGTCTGATGCTTTAAGGTTAAACGCTGTAAGTGCATCTGTAACAATATCTGATGTTGTTGCTAAGTCCAAACCGTCAGCGGCGGCAAGGTTCATAATACCGTCAATACCGTTGAGCATTGATTCGGTATCCCAACCTGCCATAGCCATATACTGCAAAGCAGCTGCCGATTCGGATGCGGAAAACTTTGTTTTTGCACCCATTTCTTTTGCCTTATCGGTCAGACTTTGTAAAGAATCACCTGTTGCACCGCTGATTGCAGATACTTTTGACATAGCAGCCTCAAAAGATGAGCCAACTGTTGCCGCTGCGGTTGCTCCTGCACCGAGTGCGGCAGTAATACCTGCGAGCGTTGCTGTTACAGCAGATACACCCGCTTGAGCAATTGATTTTATTTTATCAATACCGCCCTTAAAGCCGCTTGTATCTATTTTTGTATCAATTTTAATAGAGCCATCATATGCCAAATTACTCACCACCTTTAAGCGTTGAGGTCATCGGCACATAATGGCTCTACTTGACCTTATTTATTTTTGTTCGTTTATTACGATTTCAAACTGTTTCTTACAGTTTCGTCCCTTGCAGCATACAAAAATGCCCCTACACCTTGACGATTTGTCAAAGTATATGGGCATTTCATAACCGCAGTAAGGGCATTTAATTTTTGATTTGTTTTTCACTTTTTAATTCCTTATGATAAATCATATTGAGTTTTTCCTGTAAGCGTATATGTTGCTTCCGAAAAAAGTTCTTTATCTTTATGATAAGTTATTTCAAGCTCAGCATATCCGGTTGTTTCACCGTTTACTTTATATAAATAAACAGTTTCAAAATATTTATCTGTATCATTTTTTTGCTCAGATATTAATTCTCCTAAACTTCCAACAATAGATTTAACTTTACTGTCAGTCATGCCTGTTATTAGCTTGTCAAATTCGGATTTACTTATACCTGATGGATCGGGTGTAGAGTTTTGAGAATTACTACAAGCTGTTCCGCTTATAAGCAACATACCAATTAAAAGGATTGTTACAATTAACTTTTTCATAATATAGCACCTTCTTGTGAATTAATATAACTTTAACAATATTATACAAATTTCACAAAAGGTTGTCAATCGTTTCTCCGTTAATAAGTGCGTCCTCAATGCTTGAAATTTGTTTTTGCACTTTTTCTTTGAGAGGCAGCTTGTATTGCTTTTTCATTTTTTGATAAAACGATTTTTGAGCAGCTGTCATTTTAGAATTGATTTCTATTGACCTGTAACCCATTATTTTTACAAACTCGGTACTATCAGACAATGACAACATCAGTGCGTGAAACTTCCACCAATGGAGCTTTGTTTGTTCAAGGTCAATGTGATACTGTTCAAGAAATGCCGAAAATATATAACCGTCATCATAATCATAGTTGAAAATCTCTTTTTCTGATGTATGACTGCTTTTCTGCAGCTTTTTTCCGCAACGATAAAACCAAAGAATTTTATTTACCGTTTCTTCGTCAGCTCGTGGCGGAGGTTGTTTGTCACAGAAAATCAGATTTTTTATATCTGAAATAGTTTTATGAGCGTTTTCGCTTTCATCAGATAATAGTTTCTCAAACTCAATCCATACGCTAAAGTCAGTATGTATTTTATATTCTGTACCTGTGATTTTCAAACTGTCAGGCACAGAATTAATAAGCATATTCATCACTTAACAATCTTTGGGCGGTTGTTGTAATGATTCTTGCGCTTATTTCTACGCTGCTGACGGTTGCCGAGTTTTGATTTATACTGTTCGCATACAGCCTTGTCAAGCTTATTAACCGCAACAATAACGCCCTCATACGCATTAATGCAGGTTGTAAGATTTACCGATTCACCAAACACCTTTTTTGCAGTACCTTCGCCGAAAACATCATCAAAGAACTCAAAAATAGCAGTGCACTGAATGCGAATAAGCTCTGACCTGCGTTTACCGTTTGTATCAAGCTGTTTCATTTTCTCACTTACGGTATCGTTTGCTTTTTCGTAGCGTTCCATTTCAAGTGCGTCTGCTACATCAATGTCAGGAAGTGTTACATTATTAATAACCATTATTTATACCTCCTTAAGCAGATTTAGCTGTAAATGTTTTAGTTGATGTATCAAAAGTACCCTCAATCGGGTCACCCTTGCCAAGGAAGTTACCTGTGCAGCCCATTTCGCCGTCATCATTTGTAAAAGATGCAACCTCGACAGCAACATTAAACTTGCGTGCGTGGTATGATGTACCGGTTGAACCTTCCTTCTGATCAAGGTCAACGATAACATACTCGGTTTCTGCATCTTCGCCGACAAGCTGATTTTCACCGATATTCACAATAAAGTTAATAGCGTCCTGCTCACGAATTTGGTCAATATCAAAAGCAGTAGTCCAATCATATCCGCTGATTGACTTAGTTGCTGATTTATCGCAGACATACTTCCTGCTCTTAGTTTGAGCTGATGGATTTTCATCAAGTGTTTTTGCACCGACACCCAAAAGTGCAAATGCTTTTTCTTTGCTGCCGTTACTGCAGTTAAGATAATTTGCCTGCATTCTTCTCTGTCTAATTACTTCAGCCATTTTTTACCTCCAAATTTTTAGTATATTCCAAACGACACTGTATTTGATACCTTGCCGTCTTCGTATCATTGTTCATTACATAGCCTGATGACAAAACCTTGATTGACTGAGCAGTACAGCCTTCAGGCAATTTTGGCAATTTGCGGTTTATGTTTTGTTCTGCAATCCAATCCTCAAGCCTTTCGTAAAACTCAAGGTTTGCCATATTTATTCCGTTTTCCTGACTGTAACATTCTCGGCTTGCAAAGATAAAGAGATACTGACACTTAGCAGAGCCGTCAATGTAGCTTTTTACTACAGTTTTGCAAGGTACAGTTTCAATGCTGTACTGCTCTGCATCTTCGCCGAGATAGTCAACATTCAGCTCTGAATCAGCCTCAAGAATTTCACAGTCACAAAACCATTTGAACAATGATTTTATAATTGATGTTTCCATTATTTACCTCCGCACTTTTCCTTTGCGGTTTTCAAAATGTCTTCCAAGTGGTCTGCTTTCATACGCTCGAACCAAAACTTACCTCGCAAACCGCCTTTTGAAGTACCTTCTTTGCCTTTGCCGGCATTCATATAGTAATTTGTGTGAGCATAGACAGCATCGTAAACAACTTCACCTTTACCAATCTTAGTGCCTGTAATGCCACTCTTTTTAAGATAGCCTGTGTCAAACGGTACATAAGGGTCACATCTGCGTAAGACTTCGCTGTCAACAATTTTCTGTACCTTGCCCTCAGCCTGCAAGCCACGGTCTTTAAGCATTGTTTCAGTAGTGTTAAAAAGCAGTTTAATTATCATTTAACCACCAATTTAATGTGCTTTGAATAGCTTGACGCATTCAGATTTTCCGTTACGGACACAATCTCAAGCGCATCATAATTCTTGATTATGTCAGCCGAGCTTATAACCTCGCAGTCAACCTCGCCCTTAACGATATAATCGCCTTTCTTGAGCGTAAAGCAGTTGTAAGCATCATCGGCAGGCATTGCCTTGTAGGTTGATTTGTCAACATACTTTTCAAGAGCCGAGTGCGGTACACGAATAATGTACTCATCACTACGCTTGACCTCTTTGTCAGATATAAGGAACTCGTCTGCACCATGAAAATTAACATCAGCCAATATATGCTTGCTCCACAGTTTTTCACGCCCTAAAGTTTTACTGCAAAAAAGCGTAACAGTTGTATGATTTGTAAACATCAACGCACCCCCTGATACAGTAAGCCTGTATTATACAGTTCTTGTCTGATCACATTAAACATTGCTCTTCTTTCCATGTCTGTAAGTTCGTCAGGGTTATAGTCCTTGTATGTAACGCTGTAACCGTCCGTATTCTCTGACTTAATACCCTGCGGAATGTTCTCAACGCTTTTGCGGAGCTCATATGCCGCCTCGGCAGCGGCACAGACTGCGTTTTGAACCTGCACCGTAACCTCCTTAACACCGCCGTTGACAATATAGTTAATCAGCCGTTCAGCCTTGCGTGCATAGCTGTTAAACTCCTGAGCAGGTATCAAAGTACCTGCCCAAGAATCTGTATAATAAGAATAATCTGCAAACATATCATGATACCTTAATATTGCGGAACACACCGCACTTAGTTGTGTTTTTGAGAGCAACTGCGGCAACCATTTCAACCTCAGCTTTTTTAACTGCACCCGGAGCTTTGAGGTCAGGCAGATAGGTATTGATAATGCTTGAGCCTTTGATGGAAACTCCGTGGAATGCGTCAAGGTCGAGCGTTACTGCATAAAGGTCGGTAAGACCTGTTACCTTTGAGGTTGACGAGCCTGTTTCATAAATAGGAACACACGGAACGGTAGCACTGCCGTTGAAGTAGTTGTCCATATCGTAGAAAAGAATATCATCATAACCTCTTACGGTTTTGCCAAATGCGTCCTCCGACTGTGTAAGATAGCCTGCCCTCTGAGCTATGCTCTTGAGCTTGGCAATAATCTTACTGTTGCCGAGGAACATTGTCGGCTTGCCGTCAATGCCGGAGAGAAACTCGTTGAGCATATCAATCATTGACTGATAATTGCTTGTAATGAGTGCCGAGGTCGAAAGGTCGATTACCGTCTTATCAGAGCCTGCGTTGTACTCGGTGCTCATTCCCTTGAGGAGAGTAGTCAGACCGTCAAAATCCGTTGACTTATTAGTCTTTGAGCCGTTAATGCAGGTGTACTGGAAATAGTTTTTAGTAGCCTTTGTCTTCTGATCAAGCTGAAAGGCGATTTCGTCTGTGGTAGCCTCCTGAATAACACGGTCAACCTCAGCTGCGCCGCCGAAGATTTTAAGGTCAACGGTTTTCTTAACCTTTTTTGCCTCGTTAGGTGCGTACTCGCTGTTAATCGCTCTGCCGGCAGCTGTTGACGGTGTCTGTAACTGTAAATATCCGTAGGTCATTGTACTTCCGCCGACACCCGGAGATACTGCGTCATCAAAGGTGAGCTTATCCATAAAGACAGAACCTCTGCGGAGAGTATCAATAACCTCCTGTGTGACCTTGTCGGCTCTGCCGACGGTTGCTTCTTCTAATGTAATTGACATATGTTTTCCTCCTTATTTCTTGTAAAAATCTTCAACGGCAGACTTTATGTTCGAGCCTGACTTTGCTTTTGCTCCGCCTGTAGGTCCGCCGAGGTCGAGTTTCTTTTTAGGTTCGTCTGCAGCCTTGAAAAGGAAAGGCTTGTTTGTTTTAAGCTCTGCAAGCTGTTCGTCAAGACCTGTGATTTTGCCGTCTTCGCCCTGTGCAATCTTCGACATATCAAGATTAGCCTTGACAGATACCAAATCCGCTGCACCTGCGTTGTTGATTGCAGATTCAACCGACTGCTCAAATTTGTAGTCATTGAGCTTTTTCTCGCCGTCTGCCTGTGCCTGTGCAAGCTTTGTCTGCCAATCAGGGTCATAACCCTCAAGATTAGCGTTTGCGGTTTCGAGCTGCTTTGACACATCGTCATACTTTTCTTTTTCAATGTACTGACCGCCTGCAAGGTTACCGAGCTTGACATCTGCAGCATTGTTTACCTTTTCGGCAAACTGTTCAAATGTCAGAGCCTCATCACCAAACAAGGCTTTAAGGATTTCCATTAAGTCCATAGTTTTACCTCCGTTTAAATTATTTTTGAGTAATATTAAAAGCCCCCGAAAATCGGGAGCTTATAACCTAATTTATTCTACCGGTTCATATGTCCTTGCAAATATATCAGGTTTGCAAGGATATTTTTCACCATTAACACCAGTAATAATATAATCACCGGGACTTGCTGTCATATCACCTTCAAGTGTATGTATAACGATTTTTTTGTCAGTTTGATATGCGTCAATAATTACCGGTCTTTTTCTGTATTTTGCCATGAACATTCATCTCCAAATAAAAAATTAATAAAAAATTAAGCAAAAGTAAAAGGAGTATTTCAAATACCCCTTTAAATACCTTTTAAAATTGTTTAATTTGCGTTTTAATTGATTAGTGGTGTAACTTTACATTTTTAATTAAAATGCGATATAAGACAATTTTATGCATTTGATTTATTAGCATAAACATTATCGTACAATATATCATCATATACTTTTTGAGCTTGTCTTCCCAAGTCACTATAGTCATAACCATTTTCATCCCAACAATCAGGATTCATAGCAAGCCAATCCGAAAAAGCTACAAGAGCATCTCTTGCTGAATCTGAGTTTAATATTTTATCTGCATTTGGAATGTGCTTTTTAACAAATTTTTTGTTTTTATCATTTATTATAATCATAATATAATATCCTCTCCAAATGATGTAGCTTGAACAAGCAATTTGTCTTTTACGCTATATACGAAAGAACAACTTTTACCAGTAATATTTATGCGTTCATCCAAATATTCCTCACCATTCTTTTTCATATTTTTAAAAAACGGTTCTGAAATTTTTCGGGGATTGGCAATACTATCTTTAAGTTGCTCTATGGTTGTACCTAATCGCATTCCTTCGTGACTTGTTGAGGTTTGACCTAACACTCTGTCAATAAAATGCGTAGAGAAGTCTGTTATTTCATAATTTATGTCATTACTAATTTTCAGACCAACAAGCTCATCTTTAATTTCTTTGGCTTTAATTTCATATAAATCAAAACCTATCAAAGGAGAAATATCACCTTTATTAACAGCTTTAACATATCCCTGAAGAAGTGCATACCGCTTACTATCATTATACTTCACATTGTAATATTCTGCAAGTGTTTTTATGTTATTTATGTTATGCTCTTTACTCCAAGTTTTATAATGCTTGTTAGCTGATGAAACTGCTTTTTGAGCCGTACTCCTGCCAAAACCATACTTTTGTACTCTGTCATTACGCTTGAGCAAACCTGTTTTGTCACAGAAATTGTTAAGCTCAGCTTCACGATTTTTCAGCTTTACGGATTCTTTATTAAAAATATTCTGATAAGCCTTTTTTATTGTTTCGTCATCGGCATTTTTAATGCTTTCATCGTAAGCGGCAAGTATGCGTTTTGACTCCCTGATTTTTCTCTCATAAGCTCGTTGCTTTTGCTCCGCCTCATAAAGCGTGTGCATAGAGCCGTCAGGATACTCAATATTTTTAGCGTCCATCTGCTTTAGCTTTTCTTCGTCATACATTCGTGTACCGCCAAAGTACGGATACCAATCGTGCCTGCAGTTCCACCCCTTAAAGCCGTCACCCGAACCGTAGCCAATGTCTGACAAGGAAAGATAACCTTTTCTGCCGCTTAAACTCACAACCTGACCTTGCCAATATGAGTGACTCGGTCTTGCTCCTGCGTGAGCGGTTATCTCCATAAGGTCGCAGCCAAGCTCCTGTGCATTTGCAAGACAAATTTGCCCTGTTGTCTGACCTATACCTGTCATTACATTTCTGCGAACCGCTACATCCATCTTATCCTTGTGACCTGACGGATACACAACTTCCGCTCCGTTTATTGCTACTTGCTTTATAGCATCAACAATAGCCTGTTGCGGAGAAAATGCACCGCTTGTTGCTTTAAGCTCCGCCAAACTGCAAGCATTGATAAAGTTTGTTTGTGATGATACCGCAGTAGTCAGAGTGAGATTGCTCAAATTACCCTGTGTTTTTTTAAATCCTGCTTCTAATATCTGCAGTTGAGTATCAGACACCTTGATTGACTTAGGGGTAAGACCGTTTTTACGGTAAATCTCATTATCATACTCTGTTGCAGTAATGGCTGCATCTTCAAACAGCTTTTTAAGCTCTGATTCGCATTTACCGCTATACTTTGATATACTGCTTAAAATATCAGCATTGAGAGTGCCAAGCTCATGCATATGCTGTGTTTGCCATATTGCTGTATCAGTCATTGTTCCTGTTTTAACAATTCTTCGGGCAACATCTCGGACGATAGCCTCTTCAAGTTGACTGTAAAGCTCTACAATATCATCTGCACAATGTGCAAGCTGTTCAGGTGTAAGCATTAAGCACCACCCTCGTTAAAAAAGCTCTGCACTCCGCTGTCGGGCAACATCTCCGCCGCCTGCTTATCGTCAACTCCGTAACGCCATTTGAGGTAGTCGGTCTTTTTGCGGATACTGCTGTTTACCTCATTAAGCTGTATAGCCTGCTCCTTGTCTTTATCCTCAAGCACACCGTCGCCCCAGTTAAAGCTAACTTCGTACTCTCCGCTTGGAGAAAGATTACAGGCATCAGCCATAGCATTGCACGCATATATGTAGTCCTCAAGCACCGCCTCAAGCGAGTGTTGCATATCAGACACAGCAGTATAACTACGCTGTTTAGAGGCTTTAATCTCTTCTGCTGTCTTATCCACATTTTGTGGGTTTGACAATGTGCCGTAAGCAAGGGAGCAGTTAAACTCAATCTGTCTTTTTATTTCGTTCAAGCCTTTAGCGTAGTTATCATCACGCAAAGTCGGATTAAAGACTTCATAAAAAGACTTATCCTTGTTATCCTCTGCATCAATGCTAAATTTACGAAACAGCCTGTCACGGGTTGACGGTGTTCCAAGTGTACCTTCGCCCGGTCGCTGTCGGAGAACTTCTTCGCCTGCATCAACTGCAAGCTCGCCGCCCTCAAATTCCCATAAGTACCTATCCCACTGCAAGTCAGCCTCATTAAGCAGCTTAATTGCTCGGCTGTAAACAGACACACCTAAGGGACTGTCACTTTCAATGTTGTTGGCAAAAGGTACAGACCAAAAAGCAAACAATGGACGGTCAACATCATTGATAACTATATATGGGTCAATTTTTGACCACATTTCGCTGTCAAGATTTTCAGGATTTATTTCCGCACCGATGTTGTCAGAACTGGATGAAACAAAAAAGTGACTTTCGATTGTGTGTGATTTGCTTTCGTAACTGTAAGTCTGCTTTTCGACTCTTGTGTAATAGTTTTTGCCTTTTACCTCTTGATTAAAAAACACGGCAGCAGTAATTATGCCGTTGCTGTAATTAAGAGGGATAAACTTGTCCTGCGTGACGCAATCGGGGAGGATTATACCGTTTCTAACATACGGTTTAAACATTATACCGCCCACAGCACAACCTGCCTCAAGCCTTACCCTGAGCTGTTCAAGCAATCTTTCGTACTGTTCCTGCAAATAATCCGCACGTTCTGAACCTGTTATTTTGCTCTCAAACTCTATCATAATCAATCGAGCAAATTCAGATGCTATCGTTGCACCGAGGTTAAGTGTCTTGTTGTGGCAATCTTTGCTCCAAGACGGCTCATCGGCATATATTTCAAGCCATACTTCCATAGCCTCTTCCATATTATCAAATTGATAATTGTTCGTAGCGTTTTCGGGGTCAAGTTTGTTTACGATACTCCTCAGCCAACTTAAAAAAACATATTTAGCACGCCTTTTCAACTGCTCACCTCCTTGTATTTAAACTCACGCTTTAGGACTGTATAAGCAAAATAGCGTATATCGTCCATTGCGTGGTCATTTTCCTTAACTACTTTGTCAACCTCGGCTTTATCGTCCCAGCGGTACATTCCAAACTCCTCTTGTGATGCCTTGCACTTAACGCCGATTTTAATTCTGCCGTCATTGAGCATTTGGCTCGTGGTTCGGATGCCGTTTATAACATCATTTTTCGCCGACTTAACAAAAAACTTGCCATGCTTTTTGATTGTAGCTTTAAATGATGCGGCGGACGGGTCAATTATCACACGCTCTATATAGCGGTCGCCTGCGAGCTTATCAAGCTCAGCATAATGCTCTTCATCGGTGCGTTGATAGCCTTCCTTGCGACTGTTGTAGTAGTATTCATCCACTCTAATAGCCTCGTTGTCAGTTACGCACCACAGTCCCATAGAGCAAGGGTTAATAGTACCGTAGTCCATTGATATGTACCACCGTCCGACAAGCTCATCGGGATTGCCGTCCCACAACTTATCCTTAATATGGTCATTGTAATCCTGATACACAAGACCTTCGGCAATAACCCACTCACCAAGGATAAAGCGGCGGTAAAATGTGCCTTGATAAAGGCTGTAATACCGCTGCTTAACCTTTTCAGAAAGACTAAGGTTATCGTCCATTAAGAATTTAAGCCGCAAAGCGTGCTTATTCTCAGCCTTTAAAACCCATTCCTGATAAAACCAGCGATTAGGATTATCGGGGTTGCAGTTAAACCAAAATCTTGCACCCTCAACCGAGCAACGAGCAAGAGCTTGTTCAACAAAAGAGCGGGGCATAAGTGCAACCTCATCAAAGAGTACACCTGCCAGCGTAACACCCTGAATCAAGTCCTGCGAGCTTTCGTCTTTACCGCCGAAAATGTAAAATGTATTTGATTTGCCGTTTTTGTTGATAATCAGCAAGTTTTCCGACCGCTTGTCTTTGATGTCATAACGGTTGTTAAGCATATTAATAAGTGGCTTAATAACATTTCGTCTGCAAGAGCCTACGGTTTTACCGCATATGGCAAAGTTACAGTCGGCAAATGTTGCCATTGCCCAAAAGATAAAAGATATACTCATGCTTACAGTCTTGCCGGAACGGACAGAACCGTCTGCAATTATTGCATCGTATTTATCCTTTATCCCGTCAACCTTCCACCAAGAGAGAACTTTAAGCTGTTTCTTTGAAAATGGTTTAAATTTCATCAGCAAAAGCCTCCTTGCCTGCGCCTGCAAGCGCTTCAATCAATCCGTCGTCAACACTGACAACAGTTTCAGGCTTGAAGTATTCGGCATACAGCTTGATAGCCTGGGTGTCACCGCTTTGGCATTTCTTTATCAGTGCTTCACGGATAGCCGTTAATTCGTCATTTTCGTATTTTTCAATCAGGGCGTTGAGCTTTTTGCGAAAATCCTTTGACTTGACAACTCCGTAGGAGAGAGCCAAAGCCTTTAAGTCCTCCACAATATTAAATTCCTGCTTTGTATTTGTATCTTTAAGTAATTGTTCAAGTTTTGACAGCTTATCCATTCGCACTCACCTCCAAAATAAAAACACCCATTAAAGGGTGCTTAAAATAAGTTTAAATACCGTTTTATGCAAGCTTCGCCATCCGCTAACTTTGATGTTATCGGTGCTAAGTGTATAACAACCATTCATCAAGCGAAGACGAATCAATCCGCTGTCTGCTCCGGCATTTGTTCTGTATCTTCTATAAAAGATACTTTTATTTCTTTTTCTTCTCCGGCAACAGTAACCTTGACTGTTGCTTTCTTGTATCTGCGTTCAATTTTTACAATTTTATCTGCATAATCTGTTAAAAATCCGCTGACAACTTTATAACTGTCGTCATTAAATTTTAAAACTGACGGTTCAGATAGCAAATCCGATAACTTGAGAACAAACTCTGATTCACTCTCGCTTAACGGAATCGGATTCTGACCTCCGCCAAGAATTTTAATTATTCCGCTTATGTTATTCATAGCGTAGTATTTTGCCCAGCTGTATCGCATAAACACAAAAACATAACCTGCAAAAACAATGTATGCTTTCTTAATCCATTTTCCGCTCTTGCGAATAATACGATTTTCAATAGGTACAGCCGTTGAAAAGCCTCGGCTTTCTAATGCTTTAGCAATGTCAAGTTCACTGTCTGTTCTGACATGTAGTACATACCATTCGTATTTTTCCATACTAAGCCTCCTTAGCTTGTTTTTTAAGCTTCGTAATCTCTTCCATAAGCTCATTGTACAAGCGTGGGTTACTTTTCTTGATAGTTTCATAAAGCAAGCTCTGATTTTCCTCAAGTGCAATCTGCTTGTCTGACTTGACATCAATGTCTGTTTTGCGTTTGTAAGCAACTGCTCTTGCAAGTGCCGTAGCCTGTCTTAGCAGGTCGTCAGCCGACACATCATCAAATTGCCCTTCGTCAAGCTTTGCAATAGCGTCAAAAACTTTTTGAGATGCCATTCGTAAAATAGCCTCGGCAGGGTCAAGTTCGGGATAACGCTCTGTTTCTGTGAGTATCATTCTGAAATTTTCTTGTGCTATTCTCAACTGCTGTGCGTTTGCTAAAAATCTTGATGCATAACGACTGACTGCCGCCTGCGACAGCTGCTCTCCGTTTTCAGAGAGATATGATACGATTTCTCTGTATGTCTGACCACTAACAAGCATTTGGTCTACTGTGTCCTTGAGATCAGCAGGAAGTTTATCAATCTTTCCGCAAGCCCTGCGGTTGTTTCTGCCCATAGTTACACCTCAACCGAGTTGTCGCTAATTGTGCCGTCAAGCAACTTAATGCCTTTCTGTGATAACTTTGCCTCAAGCTCCTCATATGGTACATCAGCAATATCCGCAAACTCTTTAGTTTTAATCTTACGAAGTAAGATGTACTCTGATAGGAATAAATAATTTACAGAAGAAAGAAAGTCATGCTCAGACACATCACCAAGGGCATATTTAACATCAGATAATTTCTCATAACCTACACGAAGAATGTTAATAGTTCTCAAAACCTGACCGTTGTTTTTAACAAAGTTTCTTGCTTTGATTTTCTGCATATATTCCTGTGCTGCATCAATCATCATTTCTTTTTCCTCCTCTGATAAGCTCCATAATTAGCTTGTTCTGTGTTTTTATTTCTTCTTTAACCTCGTTTATTGAGTTGTAATAATCTTTCTTTGTTAAGCAAGTATCCTTAATTTGTTCTACATCTGTCTGCAGTTTGCCGATAGATTTATTTACATCATTTTTAACATCTTTAAGCTCATCTTTCGTAACATAAGACAGTTGTATCTCTTTAATTTCCTTGTCGTGCCTGTCAGCCTCATTAATAGTACGCTTAAGAAAAAAGCCGATAATTGCTATTGCTCCTGTGACAATAAGACCGAACAACCACCAAGTGTCTGCCGTAAAATTCATATTTTCAACTCCATAAAAAATAAGGTATTATCAAGTTTCTAACTCAATAATACCTTATAATTCGGATATTTCGTAGAGGAAAAATATCCTTAATTTATTTCCTAATCGTCAAAGATACTAAGCTGACCGTCAAGCTGTCCGCCTGAACATATCAGCCTGACATATCGTTCAGAGAGGTCATATTCTTTTGCAAGCTGACTGCTGTTGTATCCGTTGTACTTTGCTTTAATTTCAGCATTGCGTTCAACCTTTTGTAATTCCGTATATTTTTGAATATACACAGTATCGCCGCCAAAAGATTTGCACAGCTTAATATAGTTTTCAATGCCTATTACCTCAGCTATATCACGCTGAGTGCCTATGAGATCGTCAAGATGTATTTCCACCGTCCTTCCTCCTTTGAGCATTTGCAATGTATTTTTTTAGTATTTCAATCAGTTTAACTCCCTGCTGATATGTAAGCCACGCAAAGGGGTATTTCGGTAAAGCATCAATATGCAATTCTTTTTTAATTATACCACATAAGCGGTCACCAAGTTTTGCACTTGATGGTTTTTTATCAAGTTTTTCAAGGCTATACATAAGCTGCCATACCTTGCGTGTCTGACCGTCTGACATCTTACCAATACATTTATCTTCACGCTTTTTTGCTTTGAAAGGATGTACAGTTTTAGGTTCTGTAAGATTAGCAATTCTAAGCTTGTTCACAAGTTCTGCAACAACTTTTTTATATTCCTGTTCGTCGAGCTCTCGGACGCTGCTTTTTTGTGCTATGCTATACACAAGTTCGTGTAGCAGGTCATTTTTATTACCGCTTTCAACGAGTCCGAGCCTTGCGCCCATAGCATAAATTCTTTGAGTTTGCTGTGGTTTTAACAATTAATTCACCTCAGCTTAAAGAGATTTTTGTGCTTTCCTCAACCACAAATGCACTTTGAATTTTAAGAAGAATATCGTTAATATGTTCTTCATCATCAATGCCGTTAATAGTGAGAAGATTTTTAAAATCCTGCCAGACGGCAGCATCAGAAATGAGATAAGCATATTCCTTTGCATCTTCCTCCGACAAGGAGGTAAACTTTAAGATATTGCTGACATCCTTGTCATAATTAATGCCCTTGCACTTCTTAAGGAGCTGCTTACGCTCTTCATCAGACACGCCGTTCATCTGCTCAATGACTTCTTTTACAGTGCATTTAACATAATTTCCTGTCCAAAGACCTATCAGCATTCGCTTTGCCGGAGCTGATAAAGAATAGTCTGTCTTTTCTGTTACTGCGTCCTCGTATGCTTTACCAAAAATTATTGGTAAGAAAGAATCGTATGTAACTTTAAGACTTTCAGCTGTAACGGCTGTCAGGTCAAAAACATCACCCTCATATCGAATACTCTTATACTTCGTATTCTCAAGGTCAGCGGTGCACTGCTTTATAATTTCAGCCTCAAGCTTATCCTTACGCTCCTTGAGCTTTCCCATATCAACCTTAATTGCCGCAAGCTCATCAATCTGTTTTCTTAAATCAGTCATTATTTACATCCACCTTTGAAAGAATTTTTTTAGCGCAGTTTATGCAAATCACAACATCATCTGCTTTTACTACCTTATCAACCGTTCCGCAGAAACGGCAGCAGGGAGCTGACGGCTTAATTGTTACCGTTCCGTCAGCCGAGGTGCTAATATTAACAGCGTTGCCGGGGAACATGCCTGCTTCGGCTCTTATCTGCTTTGGCAAAGTAATTGAGCCGTTTTTGCAAATCTTTTTTGATGTTTCCATATGTGTTTACCTCCTTAATTATTTTTGAATTGTGTGTTCCTCACTCTGCATTTTACGGGCTTGTGACCGTTCCTAAAGGAGCTGCATTAAGGAACAGGGAAATTATCCCTGATTCCAATACTGATCAATACTTTTCAACAAAGCATTTAAGTACATATTTGCTATTGCTTTTCCTTTTTGATTTTTTATTTTTTCAAGATAAATCACAATTAAGGATGCAAGTTCTACTGTTACATCCAAAGGATTTCCGGCAATAGTGGCCTCTCTTTGCTCATCATCTCCGATTACTGAGATAATAACGGTTTTCTCTGCAATAATAGCTTTCTTGGCTTTCTCCATCAAATCGTTTATGTATGCACAGCCTGCCTTTTTAGCTATCTTTTCATCAAAAGTAATATCCATTATAAAACCTCCAAAATTTCAATGCTTTTATTGTTGTCGATAAAGTGCTTTTTCATCTTGTTGAAATTAGTCCAATACGAGAACCACTCCTCATATGCATATCTGTCTGCTAATTCTTTTTTAGCTTTCTTACTGCGTATGCCATAAGCCTTATAATCTGCTTCTTTAACAAGTGTTCTCTTCTTACAGCAGAGGAAACGCCTGCGTTCCTCACAATCTTCTGCAAGCCATTTGCCTTTAAAACATCCGTTAATCCATATTGCAATAGCGTTTTTAAACTGTGATTTTTGGCATAATGTAAGTGTTACTTCGTATCCGTCAATAAGCAGCTTAACTCCCGGTAATAAAACTGATTTTAAGGCTTTATCGACCGTTTTCCAATCTTCATTAGTCATTTCAATATTCTCCTTTGAAAGAGAGTGTTGTAATCTACATCAAGTAAATTACATAATCTCTCAATGTTTTTTAGCCCCGGTTCACATACACCTTTTTCCCACTTAGTATATGTTGTTCTATTTATACCTAATCTGTCTGCAATTTCTCGCTGTGTGTACTCTTGCTTTTTCCTTAAAAATCTCAAATTGATTATAAAGTTTCTTTGTATTTCTTCTAACATTTATTTTCTGTTAACCTCCTTAAACAAACTGCAATAATCATATCTTTCTACTGGGGAGCGTGAACACATACAACAGCCTATTTGCCAATTAAGAATACCTTTATGGTAATTTAGACAGTTACCGCAAATACTGCCCTTACAAATATGTATGGCGGTAACTTCCTTTTGCTTTTCATTTTCTGCGTGAATTAACATTCTTATTCCTCCTAAATAGTCTTAATACATCTGTTTTTAACGCCCAGCCAAAGCAGATACAAAGCACTACACAAGGGATAAACAGCATTTCAACGCCATATGAGGCTATACGAAATCCCATCTTTTCGAGCATTGCAAGGGTAATTGCTCCCATGCAAAAGCCTGTTAAAACATACAACATAATTCTTTTTAAACTCATTTTAAATTCCTCCTAAACTACTTTAAAATACCTTTTTGGGTAATTCTTTAATATGCTGCAAAAGACCTTTGTGTGATATATCGTCTGAATTTATAGCATTATTAAATACATTTACAGCACCTCTCAATCCATGTACCGAGCGTGCAACACTTAACATTAACTTAACTCTTTCATCATCATCTGTAATTGCAGGGAAAATAAGCTTAATATCATCTGCAGTAATTTCTGATGTGTGGTAATTTTCAATCAATTTCGTTCTATTGCGTAACTGATCTCTTGCATTATATATATTGGTGATTACATCTGTATTCCCAATAAGGCAAATTCCAAAATTAGGGTTTTGATCTGATAATGATCTAAGGGTTTCTACAATTCTTACTGTTAAAAATTGAGCTTCATCAATTATCAAAACTTTTCTTTCTCCGGCAAATTCTTCTGCTAAAGCATTCCACATATCACTTAATCTTCTTTTATAAGGCTTTATATTCAAGCAATCACATATTTTGCCAAGGAATGCACTCAAATTTGAAAAACAAGCGTTTGCTGTAACCATATATGATGTATTTGGATACTTTTCAATATAATGAAGGCACGCCATTGTTTTTCCAATACCTGCATCTCCACAACCTATTGTTAAACCGCCTTGTAAATGACAAATTCTGATAATTTCAAAAATGTTTGTGCTTATGCTTGTTTCTTTATAATCGTTGCTGATTACAGAGCTTTTAAGTTCTGCAGCGGCTTCACGATTTTTGAGAAACTCTCTGACAGCATTTTCAAAGTTCTCTATGTTTCCGGGATATTTATCGTGCAAATATTGAGATAAAGCTCCACCGGTATAGCCGAACGCTCTTGCAAGCTTTTCTCTTGAATCAAATTCCGAAGCAATCTCTAATAGCTTCGCTTTTATTTCTGGAGTTGCGATTTTTCTCTGTAACTCAGGATTGATTGACATATTTATTCCTCCCTCTGTCTTTCTTCAAGATTCCTGATCATTTTTGCTTTATCAATTTTTACTATATTATTCTGACCGACTGCCTGTTTGATTTCTGCAGGCTCTTCATCGGCACGGTGTACGGAAATAATCTTAGGACTAAGCTCATCAGACTTGAGTTTATTCTCCTCTGCTGTGGCAAGAACAAGCTCAAGTGCTGTCTTCTTGCCGAGAGCCGTAATCTGAGTTGCTTTCAGCTCTTGCTTGGTAAGCTTTTCAAAGCTCTTTACTTTGCGGAGAGCCTTAGCAACAGCGTCCTTTGATGAGCCGTAAGCAAGTACCGCATCATTATCTACAGGCACTGTCATAATGTAATTATCCTGTAAATCGTACACTCTCACGGTTGAAATGTCCTCCGGATCGTATCGGCAATACATATCTTTACCAAAGTAATTGAGGATCAGCTCATCATTGTAGTAATCAATCTTTTCTCCTGCAATAGTAAGATGGACACCTCTTCTACCGACCTTCTGACTTCTTGTAGAACGCATAAGCATAAGGTTGAGATCAAGCTCTGATGCAATACGCTTTTCCTTGAGCTGTTCTCTATACACCTGCATACGAGTTTTGCCACTGTCAGAATTAACAGCACCGCTATATTGCTTTTCATTCATATAGTAAGTGAGTATATCCTCAACTGCGTTTGTAAATTCTTCATCAGTAGGGATTTTATCATCATCTTTAAGAACAAACTTAAGCCTTTCAGGGCGTTCTACAACATTTCCGCCTGTATAAGTCGGGAATAATCTCGATAGCCTGTCCTTGACATCTCTGAATCTGCGTTCAATGATTTTAGCCTTTGCGTTTCGTACAAGAGCATTTGTCATTTTAATTCCAAGACGCTCAAACACAGGTGGCGGTGTAAATTTGCCCTTTTGGCTTTTCTTAGTTCTGTGTCCAAGTCCGCCGACATCAAAGGTTAAAAATTCTCTACCGTTATCTACATATATATTTTCTGGTATTCCGTATTTCATAATACCTTTTCGCAGAGCAATGAGCGTAGCCTGTGAGGACGGAGCAGATGTTACATAACAGCCTGTAAAAATACCCGAACGAGCATCAAAAAACGCTGTAAGGTAAAGTCTGTGAACACTTCCGTCCGCTCCTTTTGTCTGAACATCGAAGGTGTGGTTATCTGCAATCCACCATTCGTTACTTACCATACCCTCGTATGTTCTTTTGATATATGGAGCGCAGCGGTCACGAAAGGCTTTCATTCCCTCACGCCCCATAATCTCAAGTGGCTTTGGAATATCATTCTGTACTTTACGATAAAATGCCGAATAAGCCGGCAGTGGTAAGAGCTGAGGAGCAGCTTGTTTAATCCACATATTAGTGTACTCATAACAAGCCTTAATCGGGTGCTGAGCCTCATCAAGATAAAAGCTCATAAAGCAGTCCCACGCTACATCGGGTATAGTTGATGTACCCTTTTTCCAACTTCCTCGGTTGTCAATCAACCCTGCAAGGTCATCTTCTTTTAAAGCCTTTTTCTTTCTATATAAAATGCTTTTTGAAATGTTGATTTCAGGGTTTGCAACCTGTTGCAGCTGGACAAATTTTTCGGTAGCATTCACTTTGCTCAACTTTGATGTTGCACAATATTCATCCCACGACTTGATAATTCGTATCCAGCTTGCAATTTCTTCTCGCTGTTCAGCCGAAAATTCATCAAATTCCTTGTGAGGTCGTTCTGTCTTGCGTTCAGGTAACAAATCCTCAGGGATAGGTATTGCGTGAGATTTATAATATTTAAGTTGTTCTGAATGAGAAAGCTCCGATAAAGGTATTAAATACTTTTTTCGATTGTTGTTGTTCACTGTTTCGTTACTGCAGATATTGCCACCCGAAATAAGCATTTTTATATATCTTTCAGAACATCCTCGTATTTCAGCAACTTCTTTAACTGTAAGATAAGTCAAAAAATCACATCCTTTTGACCTGCCATCATCAGAGCAGGGAGGTCATTTCCTGCTGACCGCCTTGCGGCGGTTTCGGCTTTAGCTGAGTTGAGCGGACGGATTGTTAATACCATTTCTCACTAAAATAGTATTAAGTTCTGAAAACTCATCCCAAGTAATTGCTTTCAGCTTATAAGCCATTTCGGCTTTTCCATATGTTTGGTATGTTAAGTTAAGAGAATGACTGTTCAAAGCGTATCTCGCTTCTCTGTGTAGTTTTTCTAAAATGTCACTCATAATTATCCTCCTTGATTTTTCTTGTATCTCCTGCATAATCAATATGCCGTTTGATATGTTCGTTATATCTGCCGCTTTTCTTAGCTTCATATACTATGTCTGAAATCTGATTAGGATTTCTGTCGAGGTCATTGCCTATTTGCTCTGTACTGTCACCTCGCCAATAATACACGCAAACAAGAAATTCAGTATCTTCTGTAAGTTCTCTGTACGGCTTTTCAACTTTCTTCTTGGGTTTGCGAAGAGGGTGTCCGCACCTGTAGCAAAGCTTTTGGAATGGATAAACAGTTTCAAATCTTACTTCGCATTTTGCACACTTCTTACTGATAAGCTCGCCCATAATTGAGCCCCCTATTTAAAATTTAAAAAGACCTTGCAATAAATTCCTTGACCGCTGCTGCACGATCGGAGAAGTAACTTCCACTGTACGGATCACCGTCACTGTCAAGCCACCATACAACCCAAGGCTCAACCGCTTTTGGATTGTGAGCAATAATTACACGATTATTTACATTTCCTAAAACTGTGTATCTGTTAAATACTTTTCCAATCATTTTTATGCCCCCTTGCAAAGCTCATCAACAGTTGTGTTGAGTGCGGCTGCTAATTCAAGACTAACCGCAAGCGAGGGGATTTTTACACCGTTTTCTATATGAGCAATCATTGTTTGATTAACGCCTACAACCTGAGCAAGCTCTTTTTGTGACAAGCCTTGTTGTTTTCTGAATTTTTTTAGATTTTCAGCTATTTTCATTGCAATACCTCCTTGTTTTTAAAATATGACTATGGTATTATTAAGTAAATAAATTACTATGGTATTATTATACTACGCATTTGCTAAGTATTCAAGATAAAATACTTCGCTTTTGCGAAGTTTGGAGATGTGCATAAATGTTTAGTGATATTTTTAAGCAATTACTACAAAATTGCAATGTTACAGCTTATCAGATGTCAAAAGATACTGGTATTTCTGAATCTTTAATAAGTAATTGGAAAAGCGGAAGACAACTTCCAAAGTATGATAGCTTAAATATCCTTGCTGATTATTTCAATGTTTCAGGAGATTTTCTGCTTGGCAGAACTGATGAAATGCCCAAACAGGTTGAAAAGCAGGAATCACAAGTTGTAAAAGAACCAACAAAAAGCAGAATTATTCCTTTATATATTACCGGAGCTTCTGCCGGCACCGGTAATTGGTTGTCTGATGATATTCCTGTTGAATGGATGACTATTCCCAAAACTTCTCTAACAGAACAGGCTGATTTTATGCTTAAAGTTAGGGGAGATAGTATGCAACCTAAATTCTTTGATAACGATGTTCTATTAATAAAAAAATCTCCTTCAATTTTAGAAGGAGAAATCGGAATTTTCATTTTGAACGGTGATTCATATGTTAAGCAAATGGGAAAAGGAGAGCTTATTTCCCTCAATCCTGCATACAAACCAATCAAATTAGCCGAGTATGATGACATTCGCTGTGCAGGCAAAGTTATAGGCACAGTGGATTTTGAATAAATATACACATTTTATAAATAATTATGTAAAACTGTTAAATAAACCGATTATTAACAAACAAACTATTAAAATGTTAAAAACATAGTGTTTATCGTAATAGGAAGTGAGTTCCTATTAAATTGTATTTTTCTTCCCTTTGATTTGCTTTAAGTAATTCATTAGTTTTATTGAATAATTCCAATAAAAAGCCGATTTAAAGCCGTTTTAAACGCTTTTAAACACCCGATATTTAAAATATTACGGAGTAATCATTCTGCCACAAAGCAGTCTAATTACTCCGTTTTTCGTTTTCGCACTAAATAGAAAAAGCAAGCCGTTTTTCAAAGTGTAATCTTTTTTTACACCTAAAAAACGGCTTGTTTACTATATTTTTATACTTTTAACTTTTTTTAACGGCTTTTTACGCTTTTTCCTATTCTATGTGAAAACTTACACATCGACCGGTGGAAAATAGTCATCCGCATTCTCCGATATTTCCTTATCAAAACACAGGATTCCTCCGAGCAGCTTTTCATAATATGGCACGAAATCACTGAAGTATCTACTCGGTCTTTGACTAAGCCCAAGAGGTGTAAAAATATCTCGCAGGGCATTGGTTACCATGTTATGGTTCTCGTACACCTCTACTTCTCCCGTATGCACATCCGTCAGTTCTATTTTTGTTGTACCTTTAAGATTTGGCATCGTCATCATCTCCATTTCTGTAATTCATAATAAATGTGGTAAGAGTTGCATTCTGCTTTAACCAAAATCTGAAAGTAATATGCTTCTCTTCCGTCAGACCTGCGTACATGGCATCCTTATCACAGGTAAGAAAATCTGCCATAGGAATTTCCTCTGTAAAATTCTCTCCATCATAGCTGTGCTGTTCCGTGACTTCTCCACTGTACTCTGCATTCAAGGCCTTAATACCAAGAACCGTTCCATCGGACAAATCCGCCATACACTCGATATACTGCTTTGGCGGAGTTCCCGTAATTTCTGCATTGATAGGAAATGCCTTGATTTCACTCCATGCATAAATCTTTGGTGTGTCTAAACCTTTGATAAGTTCCCATTCTGGCAAGCGATCATATCCTCGTGTAAGAAAAAGTTCAGAATTCAATTCTGTTTCTTCAAGTGGAACAAGCACCTCAATTTCTGTGACATCTTCATTTTCCTGTGTATCATTACTTTTCGATCCTGTTCTCTCCGCAGTATTTCCCTCTGCCTGAACCTTCTGCTTTTCGATGGTATAAAGCACACCTGCACTATCAGCAATCAGAATCTTAAAAGGCACAACCAAGTCAATCGGCTGATACTTGATTTCAAAAGATTTTGTTTCAGAAGAATACTGGAAGGTTACATCCGGGCTGACCTTCGTAGGTTTCGTATAGTTGTAATTCTGGTCTATTCTAAGCTGAAAGTTACCATCATAGCAAGATGTCGGGATTTCCACCATATGAAGAGAAATGTCTCCCGTATCCCACAAAATCAAATCATACTTCAACTGATAACTGGCAGAGGATTGATTATAATGCGACCAACCTTCCCATCGGATTTTGATAAACTTATAGTAACCATATAATGTTCCTTCTTCTCTGTACAGCGACCTCATTCTGGTATCTCGGTTGTCCACTGTCAGATGGGTGTTGTCAGTTCCAAATCCCCAATAGGAATCACCATGCGAATATATTTTCATGACTGAATTACCAAGGAATGAAAAGAACTCTGCACCGTCCAATGCAAGTGTGCCACCATCATAATTTCCACTATCCTTTAAGAGGCAGGTCATATTTTCTATGCCTGCCCCAAAGATTTCATTTATTCCGTTGTAGTCCATAAGCCAAACTTCACTCCTCTCACTCCGTCAAAAGGCGATGTATCAACATTAAGCACCTGCAAGTTGCCGTAGTCGATTTCTTCCACCTTTTCCGATATTTCATTTACTGTAAATTCCTTTAACTCAAACAGCTTATTCTCTGTTTCTATTCCGTCTGGAATAATCACACTCTTGTTGCTTGCATTGACCTCATACTTCAGCCTAGTCTTATCACCGCCACGGACATAATTTATATCATCCACACCTTCTAAAAATGCTGTGTCTGTTACCACTTCTTCCACAAATCCCATATCCATAGAAATCGGCTCGGATGTGAGCTGATAATTTTTTCTGAGGATAAATGCCTCATCCGTGTTTATGGTAATAAATGCATTATAAGTTGGTTTACCACGAACTGAGGTAAGCACAAAGGTTCTGACAATCTCTGTGATCCATGTTCTGTCTGTGAAAGTATCCACACCGAACTTAGACTGCGTAATCGGAATATTTCCAATCGTCTGGGTTAGTCCTTTGTCCTTTCTTACAGGAAATACAACTGATGCCTTATCATTAAACCTGTCAACCAAATATGGAACATCGCTGATAGGTACAAATCCAATATTCTCGTTGATATTGATTCGACCATTCCAATCTCCAAGTCCTGCAGCCAAGCCTTGTCCACTAATGGTTGCTCTTATCTGTGCCTCTCCAATGGTTGCCGATGTCCCTTCCATTTTCAGATACATAGAGAAAGTATTGGAACTGTTCTCAATAACCTTTGAAAGAGGGAAGAACAAGGTCACGATGTGCTTTCCATAAACACAGGTCTTGGTCGGAATAAATCCATCAATAATTTCATTATTCATTCGGTACTGTATCGTAAGAATTGGCAAGTCTGCATTTTCTTCCAGTTCTTCAGACTTTATCACTTCAAGCAGCATTTCACACTGGAATGCTGCAGATGTTTCTTCCGTTGCAGTGAAATCAATATCCATAACATTCTGAAATGTACCACCAATCTCGAATGGAGCAACATTTACAAAGCTGTATATGATGGTCTTTCCACTCTCCACAGAGTTCAAAAGTCCTGTGATATTCTTTTCATTTTTGCTCTTAGCTGCTGCCAATCTCGGATTCTTTCCCACGCACTTGATGGTCATCTTTCCACCAATCTTGTACTCAATGTCTGTGATGCAGCTTATCTTGCTGTCATCAGCGTGACCGCCGCTAAACTTCAATACATCTCCTGGTTCTAATGCAGGATTTCCAATCGTGGTACTGTCAAAGGGTACATACTGTACCTTTTGCAAAGCAGTCAACACCTCACGAAGCATTCGCTCTCTGGTTGATTTCAGACCAAACTGCAAAAGTGGATTGATACCAAGATTCATAGTTAAGGCATCATCCGTTTCCATAGCAATATATTCTGCAGTCTGATTTATCTGATTTGTTGATGATACTGCAGTGTATCTCGTAACAAAATCTGAATAACTGCTTGAGAATCTCTCCTTCTGCGGAACTGTCAGCACTGACTTGTTATCATAATGCTTTATCACAAGACGTCCATAACGGTCTATCTGACAATAACCACCAAGCACCTGTGTCACATAGAAAAGCAGATCACGGAAGGTTTCTATATCATTATCAGCATAAATACCAAGTGTCGACTTTCCATTCGGCATTGCATTTATTTCTGCTGTTGTCTGTGCCATTTCTACCTTGCAGGCATCACAACACGCTTTTATGAATTGGTATGGTGTTCCGCTCGATGCCTCAAGTTTTAAATTCTTGTCAAATCGGAGCATATAATCATAGCCTTTTAGCTCCAATGTTTTTATATTCCTGTTTGCCTCTGATACTTCAAATACTCCCATAGGGATAGTTTCTGTAGTTCCATCCATAAGTTCTAAGGTGTAGTACAGTCTTACCACTGAATCGAACAGCGTATATCTATCAACATCAAGAATAAGTGTTATCCCCATTTCTGCTGCATACACCGTTCCCAGTTCAATTTCAGTTCCACTGCAGCACTGCCACTTGATGTACCCGCTGCCTTTTACAATATTTTGGGGGCTTATCTGATACACCTTTCCACTCTTCGCAGTGATGGTCCCAGTCCATTCGTATCTTCTGGCATTCTGTTTTATGGCATTTCTGAATTTCTCGGATACTTCAAACACGAAACCACCTCCTACATTTCCTTAAGTGTAAAGGACACCGTCCACAATCCTTTGTAGCTGGTGTCCTTCTCTAGCTTAGCTTTAAATCCATCTATATACATTTCTGTCTGTTTCAAGTCCAAGTCCTCGGTATCAAAATACTGCACTGCAATCTTAGGCATCTTACTGTACCTTGTTAGGATTTTGAGCCATTTAGGTGAAAGTGAGAAAGTGACTGCGATGGTAACAACCCCAGTCCTTACAACATCTCTTTGTGTTGTTCCTGCCTCTGTTTCTCCCGATGAGTCTGCCTCCACCGAAGACAAATCCACATCATAAGAATTTGGCAGAGGCAGATTTAAGTCATCAAATTTCAAATATTGAATATATGCCATCCTATCTGCCTCCACTTCTTAGATTTGCTCTTTGCTGTGCGGTTACAATCACTTCATCAAGCTGTGTACCACCGAGATAAACAGGTATTACAATATCTCCACCAGGTTCATTCATGCCACGCATCATATCACGGATAGCACTGAACAGATTTGAGCCGTCCTCAGAACTGCCATTGCTGTTTCCATTCGTCAGTAATTGCTGGCTTTTTTCTACCCGTGGATTTAGAACCATATCCGATGCAACACCCTTGACCGCCTTTGCCACCATATCCTTATTCTGTTCAATTCCTTTTGCAAGACCACTCATAAAGTCAGGCATCCATGACTCGTAGTCTGTAAGTGGCCCCTCATCCGGAACAGAGAAGTGCAGGAAGGATTTAATCTTGTTTGCAACACTCTTTACAGCATCACCAACTGCTCCGATGCATGACTTGATACCATTAACGATACCCATAACCAAGTCCTTACCCCAGGTAAATGCCTGCGAAGCAAGTCCCGTTATATGGCTCTTAACATTGGAAAAACCATTTTTGACTGCATTTAGAACATTTGTCATTGCACCCTTTACAGCATTTACAATTCCGTTGAATACCGATGTTACTGCTCCCTTTATAGCATTAAGCACAGTTGAAACAGTTGATTTTATCGTATTCCAGATAGTTGATATCGTGGATTTGATGGTATTCATTATCGTGGTAATGGAATTCTTAACAGCAGTAAAATCTCCCGTAATAAGTCCCTTAATGCCACTGACTACTGCTTGAATGATTGTTTTGATTGCATTCCATACTGTGGTAAATATGGTTTTAATCGCATTCATCACAGTGGTTATCACCGTCTTGATAGTGTTCCAAACTGTAGTAATTACAGTCTGAATAACCGTCAATACCGTCTGAATGATGGTCTTGTAGATATTGAAGTAGGTTGTAACGATTGTCTTTATTACATTAAAGACTGTTGTAAATACACCCTTAATTGCCTCCCATATCATTGTGATTACCGTTTTAATCACATTGAACACAGTTTCAATGATTGTCTTATATAGGTTGAAATACGTGGTGACAAGCGTTTTGATTACACCAAAAACTGTTTCAAAAATAACCTTGATTGCATCCCATACTGCTTGAAAGAATGCTTTGATAGCGTTCCATACAGTAATTGCCACCTGCTTTACATTTTCCCAAAGGTCAATCCAAAATTGCCTAAAATCCTCATTCGTATTCCACAGATAAATGAACGCAGCCACAAGTGCTGTAATCGCTGCAATGATAAGGAATATAGGATTTGCAAGCATTGTTGTATTCAGTGCTGCAAAGGCTGTCTTGACCGCTGTGATTGCTCCAGATAACTTTGGAATAACCGTCATAATCGTACCTACGGCACTAATGACTTTTCCGACTATAATCAGAACGGGACCAAGTGCACCTGCTACAAGTGCAACCGTAACAATAACTTTCTTTGTACCCTCATCGAGTGAATTGAGCCAATCCACAACCTTCTGCAGAACACCCACGATACTTTTTATCGCAGGCATCAATAATTGTCCAAAGGAAATAGCAAGTCCCTCAAGTGCTGACTTAAGCAAAGTCAACTGCCCCTGCAAGTTATCAAGCTGCGTGTCTGCCATCTGTTGTGCAGCACCGCCACTGTTTGTAATGGAGCTTTGCAGATCCTCCCAAGACTTGCCTGTATTTGCAAGCAGAGCATTCGCCGCCGCAAGGTCGGTTTTATTGAAAATCTTACTGATGATATTGTCCTTCTCGGCAGAAGTCATACCATCCATTGATGTATTCAAATCTCCAAGGATATCATTCATAGAACGCATATTTCCCTGGGAGTCATATACCTGAACTCCGAGAGATTCCATTGCATCAGCCGCTTTGTCTGTCGGATTCTGCAAAGAAAGAATAATATTTCTAAGGTGTGTACCACCCTCTGCACCTTTGATACCATTGTTGGCGAGAATACCAAGAGCAGTATTTAGTTCTGCCGTGCCACCCTTTACAGATTTAGCTGTCGCACCAATGGTAAGAATACCCTCGCCAAGCTGTGCAACAGAGGTATTGGTTGTCGATGCAGTCTTTGCCATCTGGTCAACCATAACATCAGCATCCGATACTTCCATACCCAGAGCAGACATTGCATCGGTAACCATATCCGATGCAGAGGCAAGGTCAATACCGCCAGCCGCCGCAAGGTTCAAAACCGTAGGAAGTGTATCTGCCATCTGTTGTGTGTCATATCCTGCAAGAGCAAGATAGTTTAATGCCTCGGCACACTCCGTTGCAGAGAATGCTGTTGATGCACCCATCTCCTGTGCTAATTTAGATAAGGCATCCATCGTATTGACACTCTGCCCATCAAGTGTAGTCATTGACTCTTTTGTAACTCCCATCGTTGCCTGAACCTGACTCATGGAAGACTCAAAGTTTGCTGCTGTCTGAATAGATGCACCGCCCATTGCAGTAACCGCTGCTGTAACTGGAAGTAGCTTTTTACCTGCATTGGAGATATTATCTCCTGTTGTTTTAAGACTCTCTCCCGTAGTGGCAATCTTTTGCATAGCCGTAGCCGACTGGTTGGCTTGTGTTTCTAAGTTTTTTAAATCTTGCTCTGTTTCAATGATTTCTCTTTGTAGTGCATCGTACTGTTCCTGAGAAATCTCTCCATTGGCAAGTGCTGTATTAGCCTGCTCTGCTGCTGTTTTCAGTGTTGCCAGTTTTTCTTTGGTTTCGCCCACAGCCTCTGCAAGCAACTTATGTTTTTGAGCAAGCAGTTCTGTATTGCCTGGATCTAGTTTTAACAGCTTGTCTACATCTTTTAGCTGTTGTTGTGTGCTTTTTATTTGACCATTGACTCCCTTTAAGGCAGTCTGAAGTTTGGTGGTATCGCCGCCGATTTCGACAGTAATACCCTTAATTCGATTTGCCACGGCAAATACCTCCTCTCCCTATTTCGCACAAAAGAAAAGCCCGACATATGTCGAGCCTTAAAATTTATCAAAGTCCGCCTGCGTAGCGACTGTATTATAATTACACTCATCATTGCTGCTTTCTGCGTACATATCATTGACCATACCAATCGTGAGCAAGTCAAGATCACGAATAGATATGCCAAGCTGTACGCATCTAAGCAGAAATAATGGTGTTGTCATCGGTCTGTCAGTTGTGCGAGGTTTTTTTTAGCAGTTACATTCGTCTGCACATTTAATCCCCACAACTCGATGAGTTTCGGAAGTACCTGGTAAATGGAGAAGGTATTAAATTCATCCAACCACTCCTCCGGGGTATCAGGAATTGTGCTGTCTGCGTGTTTGGCCATCACATAAGCAATGTTCTCAAACATCTCAAGAGAAAAAGTATCAAGTGTTGAACCTTCCTCTGAATTCTTATCGATTCCCTTTTCCAATGCTGACAAATCCTTATAAATATCTCTGTGAAACTTAATTCTATAAATTCTCGGAATGGCGGCAGAGGCTTTGAAAAGAACCTCTTTGCCGTCAATCTCAATCTTTCTTGTCATTCCCATTTATAATGCCCTCCTTATTTTGATGAAACTGCTGTGTTTGTTGACATCTTTTCCACTGTTGCTGATGTCTGGTTTGGCATATACACAGCACTATACCAGTTCTGATATGTGGCATCTGTTGTGTCATCGCCAGTCTTAGCCTTAACATATCCGTTTGCAAGTGGAGTTGCTTTCAGTGAAAGTGTTTCTGTCTGTACTTCAATTTCATCTTCATTTGTCTGAGATTCAATACTTGGACGAGATGCAGCACACTTATATAGCACATGACGAATCTTCTTAATATCGCCATCAAACTCAAACATCAGTGCAAAGTTTGCTGTTTCTGCATTTGCATTTTCTACAAGCACTTTATTTGAATCCAGTTCTTCCTTTAAGACATCCACACGGAATGACTCAGGAACCATTGCAATCTCAAGGTCACCTTCATAACCCATATTATTGGAAATGGTGTAATAAGCATATCCATCCGCATAAAAGTTACTTGGCTCGCCATTTGCATCAAGTCCGATGGATACAGCACCTGGAATAGCAATCGGAGTGCCGTATGAAACCGTGCCATCTTCAGCAATGTTAAGCAAAGCATAATGTACATTCTTTAGGTTGTACTTAACCTTATTTTTCTTGTTATTTGCCATAACGAAAACCTTCCTTTCCTAAGCTATTTCAAAAGAAAACAGGACTTCATGCAGCTTTTCTGATTCAATCCATGTTTCCGATTGTGTATAAAAAATACCGTGTCTATCCAACACGGCAGTTACTTTTTCTTCCACAGATATGTCTTTCCTATCTGTATAAAGTTCAATTCTTACTTCGTTTGTCTTGTAATACACTCTTCCGTCTGCTGCAAAGTTATCAGTACCGGGAATGAGATAACAGATAAACGGAGGTTCTGGACTTTCTCCTTCTGCGAAATGATCATAAGCAAAAGGGATGTCCATTTCTTCAATGATTTGTATCAATTTATCCATAGCCTACCTCAATGCTTTCTCGATTTCTCGCTCCAATGTTTCCACGCCACGCTCCTCGGCAGGTGCAATGTGTGGCTGTGCCTTGGTTCTTCCGCCACCACGCTTGGCATGGCCAAACTCCAATAAATGTGCTAATTGATATTTACTTGGAGAATACACCGTGACCTCAAGAGAATTTGCTGTCTCTTTTGTGGTTTTTGCAGTCCAGCTCTTTGCATATTTTCCCGTATCCTTTGGAGCGATACTCTGAATATCTTTCTTCACGGAAGTACCTGCTTTTTTCACAGCTGCTTTCATATCATCCGTGGCCATATCTGCATATTCAGTAAGCCCCTTCATAATTTCCGTAGCAAGCTGGTCAATTTTGACTGTATTTCCCATCGCTACCTCCTTACCTTCTGACATTTGAACTTCACAGATTTTCTCTTGTAGTTCATGTGGTCAATGGAGAGAATATTGTAGATAGCATCATTAAAAAGGATGCGATATCCGGTGCTTTCAATCTTCGACACTAATCGGCAATATCTGACAGAAAAACTGATGTCAGAGTCATCAACCACAAGTCCTGCTACAGTCTTTTCTGTTCCACCCTCACCACTTACTGTGGCGTGGCAGGAATAATAATCCTCCCAGGTATTTATGTGATTTCCGATTTTGTCTGTCTGAACCGCATTCTTTTGAAACAGTATCCTTACATTCATCAGTGCAATATCCACCTAAAACACCTCCCGTCTATTCCCAAATAATAGGGAACGCAGGGTAAGTGTTAAAGCATGGTGGTCTGCATCCTCACGATGCTCGTACAGATAGGCTGTGGCATACATGACTGCGGTCTTTGTATAATGGTCATTTTTGTAAGGTTCCAGACTATCAACTCTCATAATGTCCATAACCATTTTTTCTGCTGCTCCTTCCAAATGACGGATAACAGCATCGTCATCATCAAAGTCCACTTTCAGATACTCTTTCATTTTCTTTAGTGTAACCAGCACATTGCCACCACCTTTCATAAATCAAGGGAGTAACGATTCGTTACCCCCTCTGTGTCATTTAGGCACCTGCTTTAGAAACGGATGCCTTTGTTCCAATCTTAAGAATCTGCACTGCCTCTGGAAGGATAAGTTTTCCGTCAACTCTCTCTTTTGCTACAAAACCAATCATGCCATTACCTGCAAAAAGTTCTGTAAGCTGTTTGAAAGAACGAGTGCCTCTGTCTCCGATGTTATAGTACTGATAATCACCAAATGCGATACCATCTGTAGGGCAGAATGGTGATGTGTGTACTGCATATCCGAGAAGTCTATCCGGCTCTCCCTGAGTAAGTGCAGGCTGCCACATAAATGCTCCGTTATTATCCTTAAGGGTACGAATTGCAGCAATCGTCTGGTCATTCATAATGAAAGATGCATTCTTTCTATATGGACGCTTAAGTGCATATACAAGATTGATAATATCGTCAGCCTTAAGTGTTGTAGTACTTCCTGCAACAGTACCTCCGCCATTTTCTGCGAAAAGGCCAAGAGGCTGACCTACACCGCTACCATTAAGGAATGCATCCTCTTCTGCATTAGCGAGAGCCTTGCCGAACTGGTCGATAATATAATTCTCAAGACCGAATGCATTATCGTAGAGAAGTTCCTCTGTCACCTTAATTGCAACATGAAGTTTGTGAGCATCAAGCAAAATCTGGTCGAATGTTGCATCACCAAACTGTAATGCTCCACCTTCCTCAATCCACGCAGCCGCAGGCTTTGTTGCTGCAATATTGATCTTGTGTTCCCCGGATGTGGTAATCTTGTGACCTAACTTTCTCATGATATTTTCTTCTGAAAGTACATCAATGAGTCTGTTATCATATTCCTCCGGCACAAGGTAACCACCGTCTGCATCCACACCTTCCTGCAGAACATTTGCAATCTGTCTGAAGTTGGTACGAAGTGCAGTGAGCATTCCTTCTTTGTACTCATCAGAGGCTCTTCCAGTCTTTACATCCTTTGGCTTATCTGTGATAGGTCTAGCCACAATCGGTGTGTTTACGGGTTTCTTAAGTTCATTCTCCATAGCATCCATCTGCTCCATTCTTTCGATTTCAAGACCGTAGTCCTTGATTTTCTTTTCCATTGCTGCATAGATCTTTGCATCTTCATCGGAAAGCAATCCGTCCTTGTCGCGCTTGCTTTCAACAAATGCCTTTGCACCTTCCCATGCCTTGTTTCTTGCTTCTCTTAATTCCTGAATCGTCATAATCGTTTACCTCCAATTTTTGATTAATGTGAGCCTCTCCATAAGCGAATCGGCTGTGGTTTTCTTTGTTTCTTTAGGCTGTATTCTGCACTTGTCAGACAGCTTATCCATAAGTGAATTGGTTACTGCTGCACGAGAATAAAGAGTCACTCCCTTATCCTTCTCGTCTTCGTCCTCATCATCTTCATCTGCTATATTTCTCTTTAGGATTTCATCTGCAAATCCAAGCTCTACTGCAGAGTGGGCATTCATCCAGGTTTCAGCATCCATAAGATGTGAAATCTTGGAACGGGAAAGACCTGTCTTGATTTCATAGGCATTGATGATAGACTCCTTAACTTCGGATAACATGGAGATTGCTTTCTCCATCTCATCCTTATTGCCCCATGCCATAGTCATAGGATTATGAATCATCATCATGGATACGGGCGATACATACACCTTCGTTCCTGCCATTGCAATTACCGAGGCAGCGCTGGCAGCAATGCCATCAATCTTGATGTTGACATTCCCCTTATACTCGATGAGCATATTGTAGATTTGTGCAGCCGCCACGCAGTCACCACCTGGGGAGTTAATCCATACCGTAATGTCACCACTCCCAGCATTTAACTCATCTTTGAAAAGCTGTGGTGTGACATCATCATCAAACCAACTTTCCTCTGCGATGGTCCCGTTTAGATACAGAGTTCTCTCCTGAGTCTGCTCCATCGTCTCCTGGTTCGTTACCATCTTGTTCTTCCACTTCCAGAACTTCTTCATCTACTTGCTCCTTTCCACCGTTTGCAAAAATTCCTGCATCGGCTAGTTTTGTCATATTTCCATTGATGAGGTACAAGTCCCTACCATCCTCGGCTGGAATACGGTCGAGGTTTTCAAGTTCACGGATATCATTTGCTGACATCCAGCCATTCTGTCTTGCAGTGGCATAACCGTTCATACGGCTTTGATAATCACCACGAAGAAGACCGTCCACATTGAACTTGACAAAGAATGTGTTCTTCTCATCTTGAGATAGTAGCGCTCTGTTAATGCTCTGCTCCCATCTCATCAGCCACGGCTCCAATGTGTACTTCACAAATTCAAGTGACTGTTGCTCAATATTAGAAAAGCTCGACTTCTCAAGGTCACCAACCATATGTGGTGGCACTCTGAAAATTCGAGCAATTTCATCAATCTGAAATTTTCTTGTTTCAAGAAACTGAGCCTCATTCGGTGAAATAGAAATCGGTGTATATTTCATGCCTTCTTCTAAGATTGCTACCTTATGAGAGTTCTTTCCATTAAAGCCTTTATTCCAGCTTTCCCTTACTCTGTCCGGGTCTTTGACCGTTCCAGGATATTCAAGGATTCCACCCGGAGTGGCTCCGTTCGCAAAGAACTTGGCTCCATATTCTTCTGTTGCAATAGATAGACCAATTGCGTTCTTGGCCATAGCAATTGGCGAGTATCCCACCAAACCATCAAAACCGAGACCCGGAATATGAAGTACCTCTGATTGTTTCAAATTCACAGTTCCGTTTTTCATAGTAGGTGCATCAGAATCTGAAACTTGATACTGATAAAAAATATGACCTTTTTCATCACGGTCTACTGTCATTCGATTTGGCATAAGCGGATACAGTCCTATCACTTCACCCTTACCATTGCGAATAATCTGTGCGTAGGCATTGCCCCACAGCAAAAGGTGAGTCATCAAGGTTTCCCTAAAAACAAATGATGTCATTTCAGGATTTGGTTCATCGTGGAGTAAAAAATAAAGCGGATGTTTTACCGCTTTTTCCTTGCCTCCGTTATTCGTGTATTTGTATAGATGAACGGGAAGTCCTGCAATTGCCTCAGATAAAATTCTGACGCAGGCATACACCGCAGTCATCTGCATTGCAGACCTTTCATTGACTGGTTTACCGGCTGTACTTCCTCCAAATAGGAATCGATAACTGCTACCGTTGATACTGTTCTTGGGTGCATCCCTTGACCTAAAAATACCTGTAAATATTCCCATACGCATTCACGCTCCTTCCTAAATAAAAAGAATGCCACGGTTATCATATACAGATTCCGTATTGACATTCCCACATCTGATTGCACGGTCAAGTCCCATGATTGTGGCAACCGCACCATCTATCTTTTCTGTTGATTTTTCCTTATCTGCCTTGATATTGCCTGCTGGGTCAGTTCGTATGAAGATGTTATCCATCATCCAACGAAGAACGGGATGACCACCATGAGCAATCTTCTGCTCCAAGGTTAATTTCATCAATTCTTTGGTTGGTGGTGACATATCCTTAAATCCTTGTCCGAATGGAACTACTGTAAATCCCATACCTTCCAAGTTCTGCACCATCTGAACTGCTCCCCAACGGTCAAAGGCAATTTCTCGGACATTATATTTCTCACCGAGTCTCTCGATAAATTTCTCAATGTAGCCATAATGAACTACATTGCCTTCCGTTGTTTCAAGGAACCCTTGTCGCTCCCACACATCATATGGGACATGATCTCGTCTAACTCGCAGTTCCAAGTTATCTTCCGGTATCCAAAAGTAGGGAAGAACGATATATTTATCATCCTCGTCCATAGGAGGAAATACCAAAACAAATGCTGTAATATCCGTAGTGCTTGAAAGGTCAAGTCCTCCATAACAAACACGTCCTTCCAAATCTTCTGCATCCACTTTGAAATTGCATTTATCCCACTTATCCATTGGCATCCAACGAACTGCCTGTTTTACCCATTGATTAAGCCTTAACTGTCTGAATGAATTCTCTTCTCCCGGATTTTGCTTTGCCGATTCACACGCAGCCTTTACTTTATCTATGCCTACTGTAATTCCAAGAGAGGGATTTGCCTTCTTCCATACTTTTGGATCAGTCCAATCATCCGACTCATCTGCTCCATAGATTACCGGATAAAAAGTAGGATCAATCTTTCGTCCTTCCAAGATGTCCTTTGCCTTTTGGTGCGTTTCATAGCAGATAGAATTGGTATCCGTTCCCGCTGTTGTGATAAGGAAATACAGTGGCTGCATCCTCGCATCACCAGAGCCTTTGGTCATAACATCAAATAGCTTTCTATTTGGTTGCGTATGAAGCTCATCAAATACAACTCCGCTGATATTAAATCCATGCTTGGAATAAGCCTCTGCCGATAACACCTGGTAGAAGGAATTGGTCGGTGCATAGACAATTCTCTTCTGGGAAGTCAGTATCTTCACTCGCTTTGAAAGGGGCGGACACATACGCACCATATCAGCGGCAACATCAAATACAATCGTTGCTTGCTGACGGTCAGCAGCACAGCCATAAACCTCGGCTCGCTCTTCTCCATCGCCACAACAAAGAAGAAGTGCAATCGCAGCCGCAAGCTCTGATTTACCCATCTTTTTTGGAATTTCTACATAGGCAGTTGTAAATTGTCGATATCCATTCGGTTTCAGCGTTCCGAAGATATCTCTTATAATCTGCTCTTGCCAATCAATGAGTTCAAACGGCTTTCCTGCCCACGTTCCTTTGGTATGGCAAAGGCTCTCTATAAAAGCAACCGCAAAATCTGCTGCATCTTCATCATATACAGATGTTTTTTCCTTAAACTTGGTTGGTTTATATTTCTTTAACTTTCGCAATTTATCACTTCCTTCCACGAAAAAAGGACCCCATCGGAGTCCTTCGTTTCAAATAATTGTTGTTTAGATTCTTGTAAATGCCCAAGCCACTGCATGACCTGCATCCTCGAATCCTTCTTCTGAAATCTCGATAAGGTTCAGCCTGCATTCAATGTCCCCATATCCTGTTTCTTCCGGAGTTTCAATGAACTCATAAATGGCTGCTGTGTTGCCGCCTGCGTAGGTCATCGGTGCAAATATTACTTTATCCCCCATTCTCATAAGGGCATCGTAGCAGTTGCTCATCTCCATTCCTATCTTCTCAAGGGTTGTGCAGTTTGGAAATCTGTATCCTCTGTGTTCTGTGTAAAATTCTGTTTTCTTCATGGTTAAGTACCTCCGTTTGTTTTCCTTTGGGTAGTACTATATATCACTCTAAAAGCACATATTATCAAGCTAATAACAGACATAAATGTAACAATTATTACATCCGAAAACTGTGTATTTTATGACTGTCTGTTTCTATGAATTGTAGCCAGAATTTCTTCCTGTTCCTTCTCATCCACACCCATCGTGGCGAGAGCCTCTCTCGTCCCACAGTCCGGGCAGATAAGGGTCTGATTGTCCACTCTTGATAGAGCTGGTGGCTCATGGTATCTGCTCCCACACTTGGGGCAGATTCTAAAGCCAAGTGAAATGATGTTTGTTTCTTTCATGACCTGCTACCTCCTCTGCTTTTATTTGTGCCTCGGCAAGATAATGCTCATCGAATCCAAAGCTGATATATCCTTCAAGACAGGTTTTAACATAGGCTAGGCTTGGAACTCCAATCTTCCTATCCTCGTGCATGATGTAAACAAAGCACTTTCTGTTTCGCACCTTGCCCGATCTGATGCCCTTAATCGGCAGTGTCAGTTCCTTCTTGTAGTAGAAGGTAGGGAATCCTTCGTAGCGGTCAAGTGCCGCCTCGTCAGTCTCTGTGACCGACCACACGGCAACTGGAACCTTGCTGCCTTCCTTCTCTTCAATGGTAAGGTATGCTCCCGTCTGACTACCTTTGAAAAGCAGTTTATATCCTTCAATCTCCGAAGTTCCCATGATTCTTGCCCCTGGGCATCGCATTCTCATCTGTCTGATGTTTAGGTTGCTGCCGTAGGCGATGTAGTATCGTTTTTCCATAATGGTGTCCATCCTTTCCGAAGGGTAAGATGTAGGGGATACCCTTCTACCACCTAAAGACCGCCGCAGCGGTCGGAGGTTAGGTGGCAGGAGGCTATCTCCTGCGATTCTCATTTGTCGATTCGGTCGGTGCTTCTGCTTCGCATAGGTGTCCACTGGACACCCGCACCCTTCAAGCAACTCTTCCGTTTCGGAATGCTGTGTCTCCTGCAAGTTTCCTTGTTAAGATTTCCCTTGCTGTTGCAAATTCCTCACCGATAAATCCAAGGCGAAGGAGCCAAGTTCTCATTGCGTATTTTGGATTTTCGTTCTGCTGTGGCTTTGGACTTGCTGTTCTGACTTCCTTTGCCATCTGGCTAAGTGCTAGGCAAAGCTGAATGTAGCTTTTAAGCTGTCCTGCGTGAAGGCCATTCAGTTTTCCGTCTGCAGGTGCATCGAATTGGAAAAGTCGGAACTCGACTGTACCCTTTGTGAAGGTTGCGTGGTAATTAAGCATATGGTATCGGCTGTCGTTGTAGTGTTGACTTCTGCCGTAGTTTGCTCCGTGGCTTGTGTACCAGATGTCTGCAAGGGCTGCCATTGTCTTTGGCTTTCTCTTGTTGACCTCTTCAAGGAATCTTGGATCAACCGTTCTGCAGTACCTTCTCATTCGGTTTCTGTCAAGGTTCAGGGCATCTGCAAGAAGACTTTCGTGGCTCGCCATAATGTTTGCAAGGTTTCTTAAGGTCTGTGGTGTATGACCCTTTGCTCCGATGTGAATGTGTACTCCGCAACCTCTTGTTGCATCGCTCTTTGCTCCTGCGTGTCTGAGCTGTCTGATAAGTTCCTGCAAGGTTGGAATGTCCTCGTAGGTAAGAATCGGAGTTACCAATTCGCATTTCTCACTGTCGCATCCTGCAATGCTGACGTCCTTCTGGAATTTCCATTCTCTGCCTTGCTCGTCCCAAGCTGACCAAGTTTCGTATCCGTTTCTGCTTGCTGTATATTCGTGTCTGCCTGTTCTGAAGTATGTGGCTGCAATCTTCGCTGCCTTTTCTCTTCGGATGCTGTTCATTTCAACCTCAACTCCGATGGTCTGCTTTTTCATTTCTTTAATCTGTCTTGCTATTTTTTCGTTCATGGCTGTGCCCTCCGTGTGTTTATTTTCCCTTTCGGTAGTACTATATATCACTCTAAAAGCACATATTATCAAGTCACATTACTACACAATTATCTGCTTTTGTGTCTGGGCAGATATTGTGTATTTTATGCCTATTCTTCATCAGTTGCTGTGGGCATTCCAAGAGATAGTTCCACATGGATTTTGCTGTATCTCTCATGCTCACTGCCTTCTGATCCTGCCATTGCCCGAAGGTAAAATTTCATAGCCTCTTTTCTGCTGTCCCATACCTTGGTATCGCCATAGCAAGTGACTGTCACTGCATCCAACCTTCTGCAGCTGTCCTCTCCATAGACTACATTCAGTCCTGAACCATTGTCCCAAGCAACCATAATGCTTGCTGTATCATCCACACCTTTGACTGTCCCCTTGGTTCCAATCGGTGGTGCCTGCACATCATCCATTCGCACCAGCTCTACCCTTGAACCGATCGGATATTCTTTTCTTACCTGCTCTACAATCTCTTTACTCGGAAATCTCATTGCTTTCTGCCTCCTTCTTTGCTCCACTCTTAAATGCTGATGAGCCATCAAGGTTCTGAAGTAATATCTTTCTGTCAGCCTTGTATTCTGCTCCGATAAATCCAAGTCTTAAAAGGAAACATCTGAATGCATATTTTTCATTGTCCACAGCTTTCTCCGTTGCATTGATTCGTTTCTGCTCTTTGCTCATTTTGCAAAGGGCTGCAATAAAATTCTGGTAGGCTCTGCAGGTGTCCGCATCGAGAATTTCAGAAAACCAAGGGAATGAAACCTTTTCAGGGTCGACTTCAATTCTGATATCATCCACTCCCAAGGCTTTCTTTATAAGGGTAGTCTTTGCCTCAAGTAACTTCGTAAGGTTTCCGACCAAAACATTCTCAAGCGGAATCGCCACCGTAAGCCCCACGCTTTCGCTCTGTGGCATTTCTTCTGGCTCTTCGGCTGTTTCCTCGACCTGCTCCAACTCTTCGCTGTTTTCGGCAGTAAAGCCCCTGTCTGCAAGTTTCTGCAGAAGGTCTGTAATATCCTTGGGAAAAATATTCTCCTCAAACTCTGCTCCGCCATTCTTGTCGATGATCAGTCCGCCAAAGTCATAAGCCATCGTTGGCATTCCCATGTACTTTGGCTTTGTTCCAAGGATTTCTCCAATGGCTGTAACCAGTGCTTTTCTGTCTGCTCCTGCTTTGTTAAATTCAACTCTCATTTATGAGTACCTCCTTCGTTTTTCGGTACTACATATATCACTCTAAAGCCTTTATTTATCAAGCAATTATTGTGAAAATAAATGTAGAATAAGCACCGATTTATTCTGTGGATTGTTGTGCATAGTACACTATCCCGGAAAGCACAAAGCAGACATTCGGAAGTGCCACACCATTGCCCCACATCTTATATTCTGCCGAATCAGAATGAGGGTCTTGCAGCCACTTGAATATCTGCTTTCTTGTTTTTGGTTTTGTCGATTTTCCTAATATTTTACGATGGGTTTCAAATACATCTTCCCAAAAGTCCAGCTCCTCTTCACTTGGAATTTTCGTTCCAAGGTCACTGCACCACCAATCTGGGAATCCTTGTAATCTTGCACACTCAGTCGGTGTCAGTCTTCTGACGATATATTGCGGTTCATTTACAATCGGTGGGTCTTTATAATCCGATGCCACCAAAGTTCCTGCTAGGTTCTCTTCAGCTGATGTATGGAAAGAACTCTTGCTTGTACAGTACACGGGATGTGCCACACCACTTGCACCTGCTGCCACAAGTGTTGGTTCCACCTCTTCCTCTATCTGAAAGCTAAACTTTGCATTGTAGCCTTGGTTCATAGCAGGTCTGCCGATACCAAAAGAAGGCTCTGCTACAAAGTTCTCTTCTGGATTACCCATCATCTGCGATGACGGACCCTTGGGACCATCGTTAGCAGAAAGAGTCGCATGAATGTCTGCAAATGCCACTGCGTGTTGCTCCGTAGCATTTAAGGTGTACATGACATCCGATTCCTTATAGCCATCTCCCTTGTGGGAAGGACGGGTGCCATTACCTTCAATGACCGCAATGCCGCCTTGATTGCAAGTAGGATTTCCACCATTGGCATCCAGGGTTCTTGATGTATCTGCCTCATAAAATCCGCTCTTGGGATTATCTGATTTCATGGAGTTACTGTTCTTTGAACACACGCCAAAGGCAATCGGCTGGAATAAGGTCTGATCATTATTTGTGCTGAGGGTAGCTGAAAGGTCATCTTGCACTAAAGCACCTTTGCCGCCACCTTCACAACCACATCTGATTTTCATTGTCTTCGGAGTCTGCACCACAAAAGGCTGATTGTTTCCACCCATTCCAAAGGTAGAAAGAATCGTCTGTGACACATCAAGCGGCCCCGTGTATCGACTGTCTTGTGAATGATTTTCAAACATTAGGCTGGGGTGGCTTGTCTCTCCAAAGCCTTCTTCAGTACAATTGGCAGTTCCTTGCCACGACTTGAAGCCCTGCGGAGTATACCTAGACACGCCCTCGGACTCAAATAATATTTTTCCTGCACACCCTCCATCAAAATCTGCGACAAGGTAGATGCGTTGTCTTCTCTGGGGAACACCCCAATACTGAGCATCAAGGAGTCTCCATGCGACACTGTAACCGTCTCCCATAATTCTTCCTGCGTTTTCCCACTTTGAAGGTTTAGGCACAGATACTTCGCTGTCTTTGATTTTGCAGATTTCTGTGAGGACTGCTTTGAAGTCTTGTCCTTTGTTTGATGAGAATGCTCCTGGGACATTTTCCCAGACGATAAATCTTGGATATTTGCCATCGGTCTTACACCTCATTTCTTTCACGATTCTGATTGCTTCATAAAACAGACTGGAGCGTGAACCATCCAGCCCATTTCTTTTCCCAGCAACACTCATATCCTGACAGGGACTGCCAAACGAGATGATGTCCACGGGTTCAATATCTCCGCCCTTTATTTTGGAGATATCCCCCAGGTGTTCCATCTGTGGCAGTCTTTTTGTTGTAACACGAATAGGAAAAGGCTCGACCTCAGATGCCCACAAAGGGGTAATTCCTGAAATCAAGCCTCCCAAAGGAAATCCGCCGCTGCCGTCAAACAGACTTCCAAGTGTTAAATTATTCTTCTGCATCTGCTCCCTCCACCTCTTTTACAAGGTCGGAGTACATGATCTTCTCTCCGTTTCTGATTACAAATACATTATCTGCGTCATTAGTATCCTCCACATATCTGCGAAGAATAACCGATGCATATTTCTCATCAAGTTCCATCGTATAACAGATTCTGTTCATCTGCTCACAAGCCATAAGAGTTGAACCACTGCCGCCAAATGTGTCTACAACAATGGCATTTGCCTGGGATGAATTTCCGATAGGATATCCCAAGAGGTCAAGTGGCTTTGATGTCGGATGATTCTTATTTTTCTTTGGCTTATCGAAGTTCCAAACTGTAGTCTGACTTCTGTCTGAAAACCATTTGTGCTTGCCATTCTGCAAAAATCCGTAAAGCACAGGTTCGTGCTGCCACTGATAATCACTTCTTCCAAGCACTAGAGAATTCTTAACCCAGATACAGCATCCTGCAAGATGAAATCCTGCATCCTGGAATGCCCTTCTGAAATTCAAGCCTTCTGTATCTGCATGGAACACATAAGCAGCACCGCCGCTTTCCATGTTGTCCACGATATTCTTAAACGATGCAAGAAGGAACTGATAGAAATCATCACCCTTGATGCTGTCATTCTGAATGGTAAGTCCATCAGAGGATTTGAAAGATACACCATAAGGAGGGTCAGTCATCAGAAGGTTGGCTTTCTTCCCATCCATAAGTGCTGCTACATCTTCCGCCTTGGTTGCATCCCCACACATCATTCTGTGTCTGCCTACTGACCAAATATCTCCTCTTTCAACAAAAGCTGCTTTTTCCAAGGCATCATTCAAATCAAAATCATCATCATTGGCATCGCTCTTGCTGTCTCCTGCAAAAAGATCTGCAAGATCATCGTCAGAAAAACCCGTAAGAGATACATCAAAGTTCTCTCCCTGCAATGCCTCGATTTCTACTCGCAAGAGTTCTTCATCCCAACCTGCATCCATTGCCATTCGGTTGTCAGCAAGGATATATGCCTTCTTCTGAGCATCGGTTAAGTAGTCCACAAATACACAAGGGATTTCCTTGATTCCTTCTTCCTTTGCGGCCATCAATCTTCCATGTCCTGCAATCACATTATAATCCGCATCAATAATAACGGGATTTACAAAGCCAAACTCACGAAGAGATGCACGAAGTTTTGTGACCTGCTCCGGGGAGTGGGTTCTTGCATTATTGATATATGGAATCAGCTTTTCGATATCCACAAGCTGCATTTCAGTTGTTGTCTTCATACGCACCCTCCTTAAATCAATCCCCATTCAGCGAACTTCTCAAATCCGCCAAGTGAAGTAATAAACTCACGAGCCTCTTTCACGATATCTTGATATGGGACGCCATCTACAGTTTCATCTCCAATTGCACAGCTAAGTTTCACAGGCTTACCCGTTTTCTGTGCTTTTAAGAATGCGTGAATATTTACACTTACATCTGCTTTGGATAAGTCCTTACCGTGAAGTCCTCCACCCGTTACTGCATCACCCATATCAGAACCAAGTTTTCTGTTAGTTGCTCCCGTATCTACATTTGTTCCGCCAACCCAATCGCCTAAAGGATTAATCTTCGCACTTGGATATTCTTCCTCAAGATCCGGTGTTCTTGCATTGCTCTGACAGATAATAAGGCTCTCGCCATCAAGAATGTACTTTCCATCAAATGTGTACTTTTCATAGATCTCACGAGCAATCTGTGATAATTTCTTCTGCTCATCAGTAATGGGCATTCCCTTAAAAATACCGTTATCGCCACATCTGATTTTTCCATTCTGATTTTCTGTCAAATGATAATCCTGCTTTGTAATCACAGTATCAACATCAACAAGTCCATCAATGCGATGCACGATATCGACTACTTCATATCGCTCAATCTCTGCCGTGGTTTCAATGATAACCAGGCATTTGCCATGACCATTTAATACTTCCACTGCAATCTTTGGATTTTCTTCTTTGCTGTATGCCAAATCAACAATGGCACCTGCAATTCTATCCGCCACTTTATCCGGGTGGCATGGATTTACTTTTTCAAACATATGATTTCCTGCCTTTCATTTTATTTTCCGCCTTTTCTGGCACGGAGCAGTCTCTCCATCACATCATCCTGTGGTGTTGTTCCTGCGTATTCAATGGAACTGTTCTCCCTTACAATCTGATAAATCTGATACCAGGATTGGTTTGCTTGCTTTGTGAACTGTTGGAGCATCGACACATACGGACTTGCGATTGCATTTCCTGTGGTCGGATGCTTTGCAAGAAATCCATATTCAGATATACACTGCTCACACTGAATCTGTCTTGCCACGCTCATGGCATACTGATTGATAAGCTGTGTATTCACAAGTTCAGTGCAGCCCACTTTCTTCAGCCACTCCCATGTTTCTTCAAATACCTCTTCAGCACATAGGTCTGTTCCATTCTTCTGTTTTGCTTTCATATATTCCTTGACCGATGGCATATCCACACCTTCAAGGTTCGGTGCATCGGGCAGGTCAATTACTGTAGCAGTCTTGCCCGCAGAGATTTTCTCCGTCAGAGCCTTTCTTTTTGGACCACTTCCGGGTCTTGCACCGCCTCTAGCTGTACCGTCTTTTGCCATAAAATTTTCACCTCGATTCTGTCCGGGCCCTATATACCCCGTTTGAATACCTATTTTTGTGCGTGTGACCCCCCGCCCGTTCCACGGGACCTAAACGACAGAGATTTTGACCGCCCCTGTGGTCAGCTGTGGTTATGCCATCTGTCACCGCTCTTTGCATGAATTCGTGCGTGACACTCTTTACATAGTGCAATGAGGTTCTCTCTGTCATGCGTTCCACCTATCGACAATGGTAACTTGTGATGGATCTCCTCGGTAGCTTTGTAAATGTTCTTCTTTAGGCACTCCTCACACAAAGGATGTGCTGCAGCATAGCTGTCACGGATTCTCTTCCAAGCTCTGCCGTATCTTTTTTTCACAGCAGGGTCACGGTCATAACGCTCGTACCTCTTGTTCTCCTCTTTGGTATGCTCCTCACAGAACCTACCGTCACAAAGGTTCGGACAACCCGGATAAGAACAGGGACGCTTTGGTTTCCTTGGCACTTGCTCCACCTCCTCCTTGCATAAGAAAAGCCCTGCAGGTTGTTGCACCCACAAGGCTTGTTTCCATTTTTTCTACAATACCATAATACTACTTATGGCTGTGCCAATCTACGGCAAAGTGTGCCAACCTTATTCCGGCACAATAAAATTTGCTAATGCTGATGCATGGATACGGTGTACAGTACGGTTGGAAACACAAAGGCGGTCTGAAATCTCCTGCCATGAGAAGTTGTTGAAGTAACGATAGGTAAGAAGCAAACGTTCCTCTCTGTCTTCCACTTTCTCCAAGGACTCACTGATCTGTTTCTTTAACACCACAAGCTGACATAGTTCCTGGTGAATCTTCTGCTCCATCTCCATAATATCCGACAGGTACTTTACGAATGGCGGGTCATAGTTTTTGGAACTCTGTACACGCTCATCAAAGTTCGGACTGGAGATTCTCCCTGCCAAATCTCTTAGATGCTCCAGCTCTTCCACATCAGAATCAATTAACTCATTGAGTCTGTATGCCTGCATCAAATATTCTTTTGCTGTCATAAGCCTAACCTCCGAAAATATAAATTTCCCTCGGATTGACTCTGATTTACTCTGATTTACAATTCTGCTTTTACTGCATCGATCAGTGCCGATTGTGTGCTGTCCTTTTCCTGCAGTGCTTTCATGATTCTCTCATCCACAGTATCCTTGGCTAAGATATGGATGTTAGTCACAGTCCCTTCACTCTGACCTTGGCGATAAAGTCTTGCCACAGTCTGTTGGTAAAGTTCCAAACTCCAAGTAATGCCAAACCACACAAGGGTGGAACCACCACTCTGAAGATTAAGTCCGTGACCTGCTGATGCAGGATGAATCAATGCTACGGGAAGTTCTCCCTTATTCCATTTCTTGATACTGGCATCACTATCCAATTTTTCAAAAGGGATATCTTTCGATTTAAGCCTTTCCTCAATTCTCATAAGATCATGCTTGAACCAATATGCCACAAGGACTGTTTTGCCATTGGCAGCTTCGATAATATCCTCCAAAGCATCAAGTTTTCTCTCATGAATAGAAAGAATACTCTCATCATCTGCATACACTGCACCATTTGCCATCTGTGATAACTTTCCGGAAAGAGATGCTGCATTTGCCGCTGTAATTTCTCCCTCCGGAAGTGCCAATACGAGTTCTGCTTTCATATCCTCATACTTCTTCTTTTCTTTTTCCGATAAATGCACCATATATTTTGAACTTACAAGTTCAGGCATTTTCAAATGGTCTTTTGCTTTCATGGAAATTGTAATATCGGATATTTTTTCATATATGGCTTTCTCTGCTCCTGGCATTGGCTTATAGCTGTAAACGATAGGACCATTCATTTTATCCGGCTTGAAATATGTCATTCTGTACTGACCGATAAATCTTCCAAGCCTTACTCCCATATCCAGGATTTTGAACTCTGCAAATAAATCCATAAGTCCGTTACTTGAAGGTGTACCCGTAAGACCTACGATTCTTTTAACTTTCGGTCTTACTTTCATAAATGACTTAAACCTCTTAGCTTGATGATTCTTGAAAGAACTAAGCTCATCAATAACCACCATATCAAAATCAAATGGAACTCCGCTTTTCTCAATCAGCCACTGAAGATTTTCTCTGTTGATGATATAAATATCTGCTTTTTGCTTTAGAGCCGACAGCCTTTCAGTTTCTGTGCCAACTGCGATAGAAAACTGTAAGTCTTTTAAGTGATCCCATTTTTCAATTTCATCTGACCAGGTATTTCTTGCTACCCTTAAAGGTGCTACCACCAAAATACGATGTGCATCAAAATAATCGAAAAGCAGATCATTTAATGCTGTCAGCGTGATGCTCGTTTTTCCTAAACCCATATCAAGTAGGACTGCTGCAATCGGATGTGTTTCAATATAACGTGTGGCGTACTTTTGATAATCATGTGGTTCGTATTTCATCAATCACACCTCCAATCTTTTCTGCATCATCTATAACATAGACTCGAAACCCCAGTCCCATCAAAATTTTATGCCTCGCTACTTGCAAAGGCCTCGGTTTCTGCCCCGGTGCTTTTAATTCTGCAAAAGCAAACTTACCTCTTGGAAGAAGGATAATTCTATCAGGCATTCCGCTCATTCCAGGAGATACAAACTTCGGACAAATACCACCTTGCTTTTTGACTTCTCGCACAAGTCTTTGTTCTATTTCTTTTTCACGCATAATGTCCTCCAATCTCTTAATGGTGGAGGTCTATAAAGGTCATTTCTAAAACTTTATATAGAGTGATTTTTTACCAAAAATTCTGCCCTAAAGGGGTTTTATATAATGACTTCCTATGACCTCCACCCTTGAATGCATTAATTATCTAAAAAGTCTGATTTTAAGCGTATTCCACGGACTATCACACCCGCTTTCGTTTTCTTTCTCTCAAAACCTGCATTCTCAAGTGCCGTATAAAAATCTGTGGTACTTCTCGTATATTCTCCCGTCCTTGCACAGTAAGAACGATACTCCTGGTAGAACTCTCCTGACTTCTGCTGGAATGTCACATCCACCTCACAGCACTCGTCCACAAATGCAGAGAACCAGTCATTGTTCTCACGATATTTATTGATGGCTGCCTCGACCACCTTTGGAACCTTTAATTTGTACTTGTTTTTGATGGCTTTCTCTGCTCCTTCGATAATCCATGAAAGCACAGCACCACCAGCATTTTCATAAAGGAAATCAGCATAATTTTTTCTATCACTATTTCCTGTAATCTTTGCATTAAAAGGTATAACAATAAGCCTTCGCCAGATACCATCATCATTAGCTCCCACCCTTGGGAGATGATTGGTATATAAGACGAGGGTGTGTGTCGGCACGTATTTGAACGGATCCTTATATTTCTTTTCAGCCGTAACTTCATCGGTAGAACAAAGCTGTTTTACAATGGAAGTATTAAGGCGCATTCCTTCTTCAAGTTCCGCTGCAATAACTAATCTCTTACCCTTAAGTTCTGCCATCTCCGGCTTTACATTACGCTTGCAACCAACTGTCAGAGCATCGGCTGAGATCGTTCCGCTGTACGTTCCAAGCACCCTTGCGATGGTATTCCAAAAGGTACTCTTACCATTGCTTCCCTCACCATATGCAATAACAAGTGCCTCAACATACACCTTACCGATTGCTGAAAGTCCGACAATCTGCTGAACATAATCCATTAGTTCTGCATCTCCACAGAAAAAGCTATCCAGGGCAGAAAGCCACAAATCCATACCTTCATCGCTTGGCGATACTGTAGTAATCTTTGTAATTAAATCTTCTGCTGAATGTTCTTTACTGTTTCCATTCTGTAAATCAAAGGTAGCTGTCGGAGTGTTCAGTAAAAACTCCTGGTTATCGAAATCTGTGATTTTCTTAAGTAACATAGGCTTTGCCGCCTGCAGTGCAGAGGTTACATACTTCATATCCCTGCGTTTCATAACGAAGGCATAATATTTTGATGCCATCACAAATTCCTTGAATGCCTTCTCACTGTTTTCATCGATGGCTTTTTCCAGTGCTTTACCACCTGCCATAACAACATCCTTATCAACACCTGCGTCAAGGAGTAACTTTTTCGCCTTCTCCACTGCTGCCGTCGCCTCCTTTAACTGTTCATCCAAAAATTCCTCGCAGGCACCAACGGCTAACTGCTTTGATTCCGACCAATGCGTACCGTCATAACGCATATAATCTGTGGAGTCTGTAAAGGCAAGTTCTCCTTCATACTCTCTTGCCAGAACCTTTGCTTGGCCAATATCAGAATAATCGTCTGGCTTTAAGCTGTATCCCGTATTAAATTCTTCGGGCGATACATAGCCGACCTGCGACTGTACCTTCTTACCGAATTTAATGGCACTGCTCCAAATAAGAGAAAGTTCACTATCCTCAAGTGGCGGATTGCAAAGAGCTGCCTTCTCAAGAAAAATATCATGAGCCTTATCTGTATTTCCGTATCTTTTTATAAGTTTCCCTGCAATATGGCTCATAGTACTGTTACGGGAACCTTCAACAATGCTCTGCGAATTATTGTCATATTCTGCAAAGTCCAGTTCATCCAAAAAATCCACAATTGTTCTGCTGCCTTCATGCCATACAATATCTGCAGGTGTATGTCCAAAGATAAATCTTGCAGCATCTAAAGCATTGTCATCAAAAAATGGGGCAATCTCCTGGAGTCTTGTTTTGATACCTGCGACCTCATCAGCTACAGTAATCGGTTCATGTGGGAAATAAATATGATGTCTTGGTCTTGCTGATTTATTACCTTTGACCTTTCCATCGTTACGGCTTGGAACAACGATGTAAGATACATCCGGGAACAGCTCCTCATACTTTTCAGGAGTAATCCAGTCTTTCGGATTGTCGCTGTGGTCATTATCACAATCCATAACTTCAACATCAGAAGATAGAAAATCATCAATACTGCGATGTGCTTTCTTAAATTCAGCACATACATGATCCCTTGCAATAACCGAAATCATATCGTCTTTATTTGTGATTACTGCTTTATTGGGATAGATGGTGTTTGCAGCGTTACCCACACAGCTTGCACTAAATATAGTCAATCTCATTACTGAATCTCCTCCATTTCATTGGTAAAATAACGAATTTTCATCTTTCTCTTTTCCGCCAAAGCAATCTCTCGCTCCATACCTTTTGAAACAAACTCACCGAACACCCATACCTCGGAACATTTACCCATAAGAACATAATTGATAGTATGAGTTGCAAGGTACCTCTCTTCCGGATTTTTATCGTCCATAAACTGTGGATATAAAAGATGTGGAGCAAGTGGTATCGCCCCTATATCAAGTGCAAAGCGACAGAACTTACGGGCTCTTTTTACATTCTTTGTAATCGTTCCACTGTATGGACTGCAAATATACACAAGAGGTCTATACTTTTCAGACAAGCAGAAATGGGCAGCCTTTTTAGCTGCCTTATCCTGCTTGTCGATATTCGTAAGTGCCTCATAGGTTGTTGGGTCGTTGTAACCCTCTGAGTTGTACTTATTAACCGACATATTAATCCTCCTGTTCCATCGTTGGTAAAATACCGTCAGATTTCAAAAGTTCATAGATGAACAAGCGTCCCTGCTGAGTCCAATAAGTATGAACTGCCGTATGCATTGTTCCGTCATTTCCTGGGTAGCTGTGTGTCTTTGTGTTGGTGTAACCCATCTCGGCATACTTCTGATACAAGAGCCAGATTTTATTGCCCTGCTTGTACTGCACACCCTTTTGATGCAGATACTGATTCATACGATTAGCCGACCAACCATAGTCCTTTGCAATCACAGAAATCGCAACCAGGTCTTTGCAGTTAAGCACTACATCGTAGTAGCTTGCCTTCGGTTTCATCTCCACAATCTGCTGATTCTGCACTGCTACAGTTTCTTTAAGTGCCTGGTTAATCTCACGCTCTGCCTTAAGCTGTAAAAGTGCCTCAATCAGCATATCCGGATTAGCAAGAACCTCGTCTACTGCATATACTCCGTGTCTTCTGATAGTTGGAAGAACCTCAGATGTAACCCAACGCTTGAACCTGCGAGCCGTAGGTAACTTGCTGCCAAGAATCAGACTGTAAAGACCACTTTCATTAATTACCGTCATTTCCTGTGTTCCACCAAGGGTGTCACATTTCGTTACTCCCTTATCTTCCTCATCAACATGGTCTGCAAGTGCCTTTCTTGAATTGCTGTAACCAAGAATTTCTGCAACATCACGTCCAACAAAATATGGCTCACCATTAATTGTTAATGTGCGGATAGAGCCAAACTCCGCATTTTTGAAAATTTGTAATTCGCTCATAAGAATTACCTCCGTAAAATTTATTAGAGGAACACCCTCTACTTGGTAGCCACGGCAGAGGGTGATATTGGACAGCTTTTTATAAAAACTTCAAATATTTTTTCTTGGCTCTCTGTAAACGCTTATATACCGTATCTCTTTTAAGGTCATGCATATCGGCATACTCTTCGGGAGTCACATCATCAAGTGCTGTTGCAATAAGCACATCCGCATATTCCGGGGTCAGCACCTCACGAATTTTCTGACAGAGTGCTTCATACTCAAACTTGTAATCTCTCTTTTCTTCATCTGTGTTATCAGCAACATAATCGAGACCGTCAATTTCTTCATCGCTCTCATCATCTGTAAAAGGTGCCCTAATCTCAGTTCTATGACGATTCTCTGTATGCCAACTGTTGTACTCACGCTTATTCATAAGGTCGAATACTTCTTGAACGGTTTCACACTTTTTTACCTGTTCCTTTTTATCTTCGGGTGCCTCCGCCAAACGCTGCTGATAGTCGATTTCGATCATCATGCTGTAATCACCGTCTGGTATTTCAATTGTTGTATACTTCTTATGACCGTTTTTCATGTTCTCTTCGTATAAAATATTGATTTTCATGTTTGCCTCCTAACTCGGAGGGCAACCATGACAGGGTATAAAAATAGGTCTGTGTCAGAGATACGCAGACCCACGGAACGAAAAAAGAGCGCAACGAGGAAAGGGTATCTCTTCACGGTTCAATCACTGTCTTTATCACAGTGAATTGAAACCTATGAGATATCCTGCCAAGATTGCGCACTCCGGCATGATTTACTATTTTTGACTTCTGAGGGATTTAACCCTTACATATACTTCTTCTCCGTTTGTTCCCTTGTCATATGCGATTTTTCACACTTGCAAATGGAGAAGTAATAAAAAAGGCCTGACAAAATACAGGTGTAATAAAACACCTATACTTCGTCAGGCCTGGCTCACTAAGATTTTTCTAACGGATACAGTAATTAAACCATATCATCTTGTGGCGATTCGCTCAGTACGAACTATTTGATTTAGAAAGCTAACGGCTATCACAGATTTACATAGTGGACATTTGATTTTTATGATTCCAACTGTTTCTTCCGGATTTGCGTCAAACAATCTTTTGTTTTTACAACATGGACACGCAACGTGTATTTCATGCATCTATCTTCGCCTCCCGTAAGAGGCCAGTTAAAGGGAAAGGTCAAACTGACCGTTATATTCTTCACTTTCCTTTGCACCTATTCCGTTACTCAATCCTAATGTAGCGATACTTTATTATATCGAACACTTGTTCTGCTGTCAATTACAAAACATCAAATAGTGTTGACGAAGTATGTATTTCCCTTTCGGGGCAGGCAGGTTGATTTTGTAATCATTTCACTGCCTGCTATTGTTGCCTATTTCTTAGGCTTGGTCTGTGCTAACGCACTTCCAGCAACTGACTTTGATATCCTGCTGAATCGACCATCACGAAGAACCTTACTTGCTTTTGAAGCAACAGGTCTTGATGTTTGCTTTGTATTTTTAGCCAT